TCCGATCTTAGGGAAAGAGTGACAGTGATAACTGATTTAGGTGGTGTTTTTAACGATTGTTATATAACGAGTGATGCTTTGCAGAGAATTAGTTTTCCAAGCAACATAGAAGAAAAAGGTAGTTGTGTTTGTTTTATTTCTTGCACTTTTAACAATAAACCAATTGTTGTTGGTGTATTACAAGGTGACAACAGTTCTTCTATGTTGAAAGAAAATATGTATCAAGTGAGAAAGGTTATGGGAGATTCTGAAGTCTTGATACAAGCCAATCCTAAAGACAATTCTTTGGTAATTAATCTGACTAGTTCAAAAGCTGGTAAAGTTTTTCTGAAATGTGTTGGTTCGGAAGAAAATGAATTAAATATAGTTTCTTCAGGATCGGTTAATGTAAGTACAGATAAGTCTATTAATGCTACAAGTTACAAAGAAGCGAGTGTACAAATAAAAGACGTTGAAAATAAAAACGATGTTTATCAGATTTATTTTGACAAAGAAAAGGCTCTATTAACGAGGAAATGTCAAAGCACGAAAGAAGATACAACTATTGTTCTTGATCAAAATGGTGTAGATATTAAGACTGAGGGTGGTAATAAAGAAATCAAGATTGATCTTGAAAACATCTTGTTAAAGACCGATAAAAAAGTTAATATAAATAATGGAGGTCAATCTATGGTAAAAGCAGAAGATTTGATTCTTCGTATAGATCAACTTCAAACTCAAATCAGTCAAATAGTCCAAGCATTTGCTACAGGTGCTGCAGCAGCAGTTAATATGGATGGCGGTAGGACAGCGATGACGACTGCATATGGTTCGTTATCTGGAATCGTGAAAATTGACTTCAATCCAATAAAAAGTCAAATAGGTTTTTTAGATTGAAGAATAAATCTTATATTTACATTCAAATATATAACTTATGAGCAGTGTAAGTACTATTCAGAAGAAAGCGATTGAGATGGTAGGGACGCTTGGAAGAGCGGCTTTGGCAACATTATATCCTAACGATTTTGAGATATATTTATGTTCTTTGGAGTTAACAGATTCTCAAGGAAGGACAATTGATTTCTTCACTTTTCCTATAATGCCAGACAGCATTAGAAAATCTGAATTAAAACGAAGTACTGTTAGGAATACTGCAGGTGGAATCACGACATTAACTTCTCCTATTTATTCTCCAAGTGAAATTAACATCAGGGGAAATTTTGGGAAAAATTTTAAGATCTTATTATCTGAAAACGAATCTGTATCTGGAGTAGCATTTAGCATAAGGAATGGTATGTACGATCTGTATCAAATAGGATCGAAAAAATCTTCTAATCTAAAGACTCCAGACTTTGATATTTCAGTAAAAACTGGATTCGGTGCTAGTAGGATATTGAAAGCTATCATTTCAAAGAGTAATGGAGTAGACAATGATGGGAAACCATTTCGATTGTATTTCTACAATATGGCTTTTGGTGAGAATTATTTAGTGACAATACCTCCATCTGGGGCTGAGTTTTCGATGAATATTCAAAAGAATATGATCTGGGAATATAATATCAATATGACTGTGATAGCTCCTTTAGAAGCTGTAAAGAATTCACCAGGGTCAAGTTCGATGGTTAAAAAATTAGCTAGTTCTACCATTCAGAAAAGTGTAAATGATTTAGCTTCATATGTTGCAGGAATATTATGAATGAGACGATGTATGAAAAATTTGAGAATATAACTGGATATGATATAAAATCATTTTTTCAGAGTTTTGTTGATTTTGTATCAACAGAATATCCTTATATTGTCGATTACTATCAAGGTGGTAGTATAAGACAAGAATCGTTCTATGCTTTAGATCGTTTAACTAAAGAGGTTAATAAAATAGAACCTCTTTTTACTTTGCACAAAAATTCTTTAAATGATCTCGATGCCTGGGAATTATTAGACACTTTCACAGAGATTCAAACAAAGATTTTGACGATAAGGAGTTCAGCTAAATGGATGAGAAGTGTGTTTGATTATGTTCGAACTAACACGATCAAAGTTGAAAAGATACTTCAATCTGATGAAACTTTTGAAGATGTATCAGCAAATCTCGATGCAATAACTCCTCAAGACGATTGGGTAAATATAACAGTACCTCAATACATCACAGAAGAATTGTATACAAATTCTTCTTCTCCTATATTTTCAGTTAATCTTCAGAATGTGGGGTTAAATTACGTTGATAATGTTGTTGATGTATTAAATGGGAAAAGTATTCTTGGTGTTGATTTAGATAAATCATTTACCTTTGAAAACGATGATTTAAAGGTGATTGAATATGATCAAGCAATGGTACAAGCCTTAGAATTGATTCAAAGTTCTTTAAAAGGTTCTTACCCAGAATTTGAAGATTATGGAATAACCAATGAATTTATTGGAACAACGGTGAACGCCATTCAATATGCTACTATTTTCAAGGGACTTATGAATATGTTTCAAAGAGATAGTAGATGGAAAACAGTTGAGCTCTTGGATTTAAAGAGAGATCAAGATTCGGTCTTTTTATCTATAAGAGCAACGACTATTAGTGCAAATAGTTATATTATCAACATTCCTATTTAATTTATGAAAGCGAATTTTGAAACCGGTCTAAAAGTTTGTTCTCGTTGTAAACGAGAACTCCCTCTCGATAACTTTTATAAATGTAAGTGTAAATCTGATGGTTTGAGTCTTCGTTGTAAGGATTGTTATAAAGAAAGTAGTGATTCTTATTATCAGAAGAATAGAGTTAAAATTATAGTCAAATCACAGGAGAGACGTTTAAATAATAAAGATAAACAGAGAGAAAGGTCGCATCTTTATTATTTAAACAATAAAGAAAGATTAAGAAAACAACACAAAGAATATTATAAAAACAACAGAGAGGCTCAGTTTATTCGAATAAAGAATTGGAATTTAAAAAATCAAGAGTATTTAAAAGAATATCACAAAGAATATCAGCGAAAGAATAAAGAGAAAATCAGTAAATATGTTTTGCAATATTCAAAAGAAAAAAGAAGAGAACGAGATATTAATTTTATTTTGAAGTTAAATTTACGAAATAGATTGTATAGAGTTTTAAAAGAAAATCGTAAATTACACCACACAATTAAATATATCGGTTGCTCTCTTGAGGATCTCAAGAAACACCTTGAGAATCAGTTTGTTGAAGGAATGAGTTGGGACAATTACGGTGAATGGCACATTGATCACATTGTTCCTTGTGCTTCTTTTGATCTTTCAGATCCTAATCAACAACGTATCTGTTTCAATTTCAGAAATTTACAACCTTTATGGGCCAAAGATAATTTAGAAAAACGAGATAAACTTCCCGAAAATTGGCTTGAGCGAATTGAAGGGATTAAATCATTTTTAATATATGATAACGCAAGTTAGTAATACAATTTCGACGCTTAAAAATCTTTGGATCGAGCTGTTTTTAGACAAGACCAATAAAGTTACGAATGTAGCTGATGGTTCAGTCTTAAATGCTGTGGCTTTTGGTACTGCAAAAGTCGCACAAAAAGCGATCAAAGATATTGCTATCACAGAAGCAAAGATATTCCCAGAAACAGCTACAGGAGAATATCTCGATAAATCAGCGGCACTTTTTGGGGTTAGTCCAAGAAAAGGTGCTCTTGGTTCATCTACTTATGTGAGAGTTTATGCAGACCCGGGAACTATTTACAATGAAACTAATTTCTTTGTAAATCAAAACGGTATTCGTTTCTCTGTAAATGAATCTGTTACAGTTGGTAGATCTGGTTATGCATATGTAAGTGTCAGAAGTGTTAACCAAGGATTGGTTACAAATGTCGATGCAAATAGTATTATCAACGTCACTCCTGCTCCTAGTGGTCATATTGAATGCACTAACGAATACATGGCTACAGGTGGTAGAGATAGTGAAGATGATGAGACTTTTCGTATTAGGATCATGACTAACCTCAACACACTTTCTAAAGGAACGTTGGAATATTATACTCAAATATTCCAAAATATCGATGATCGTATTTTGAAAGTATTAAATGTTGGGTTGGGAGAAGATGGGATCTTTTATCTTTATCTAGTAAGTCAAAATGGAATTTTATTCACACAAGATGAATTAGAGACTTTATTAGAGAAATCTAAAAGTTATTTTGGACTTTTTGAATTGAATCTTGAAGGAAATGTCGTCGGGATTCAATTAAAGAATGCTGAATGGTTTTTCATTGGTAGTGAGCGTGGAATGGATTTTCGAATAGAAATTGATCCTTCTTACGATGTGGCTACGGTAAGAAAAAATATTCAAGTAGCTCTGACAAAATATCTTGACTTTCGATTCTGGGAAGCAGGTAAGATCGTCCAATGGGATGATTTACTTGGTATCGTGAAAAATGCCGAGGGTGTTAAATATGTTCCCGATGAATATTTCTTTCCATATTACGACCAAGAAGTCCCACTTAATCAACTTCCTAGAATTAAAGGATTCGTAATGAGAAATCTTGAAGGTATTGTTCTATACGATGCTGGAAGTGAACTTTCTCCTATGTTTTATCCTGCAGGACAAGAAGATTTGTTTCAAGGTTTGAATGATAGTGCATTAGCACTTAGACAACCAGTTTATTTCAGTATTACTGATGAAGATGGTAATCCGTTGTCGGGTGTAAGAATTTCTGTTGGTAGCGGATCTGTCGTTACAGATGAAGATGGTTTAGCAACTATTTCATTGGTAAATGGTAACTATATCTACACTGCTAGTAAAGAAAAATATAAGCAACAACAAGGACAATTTGTCGTGTTGAATGCACCGGTTTACATTGGTATCATCTTAGAACTAGCTCCATTCCAGATTAGTTTCATGGTTGAGGACCAGTTCGGCGTACCGGTTGTAGATGCAACTATTTCTATTGCTGGTCAATCTTTAACAACCAATGTTAATGGTGAAGCAACAGTGTTGGTGAAAAATGGGACCTATCCTTATACAGTTGAGAAATTAGGTTTCGATTCCAACGAAGGAAGTTCTGTTACTGTCAATAATTCAGATATTTATGTACCAGTTACTTTATATTATCATAAGTGGGTACAAACAATTTTCGTGAAGGGTCTCAACTCAGAGAATTTTATTTCAGGTGTTTTAGTTGAGATAGGTAGCGATAGTTATGTAACTGATGATGAGGGTAAGGTTCAAGTTAGTTTGATCAATGGAAGTTATCTTGCTAAATTCAGTAAACCAGGATATGTAGATACACAAGCTCTTATTGTGGTTTTAAATCAAGACGAAACAAGGACTATCGAAATGGATCTTTATAAGTATAATGTTACTATTAAGGTCATTGAACTTGTTTCTGGTAAAGTGATTCCAGATGCGTTAATAACATTGGATAACGGATTAGTTGCTCGTACCAATAGCAATGGATTGGTTGTTTTTAGATTGACAAATGGTGAATATACTGGTACAATCACAAATCCAATTTATGACGATTTAACGATTAATTTTAACATTGATACATCAGACGCTGATTTCGTCTATCAGTTAGATTTCAGACATTACGATGTTTTCATAACTGTTGTCGATTCTAAGAACAACCCCATTCAAGATGCTTTAGTATCTATTTCAGATCAAGTACTTGTAACCGATGAAGGTGGTAAAGTGCAAATTGGTTTGCAAAATGGGACCTATCCTTATAAGGTTGAAAAATTGGGTTATTATAATTTTTCAGGATCTGTTCTGGTGAAAGATAACGATGTTAGCGTTGTCGCTAAAATGGTTGATTATCCTTGGTCGATAACTTTCTCTGTCAAAGATGGAAACACTCCTATTCAAGGAGCAGTTATCAACATAAATGGTCAACAATATTCAACAGGTCAAGATGGTTTAGTGAAGTTGACGTTAGTCAATGGTTCTTATGACTATACAGTGACTAAGATTGGTTACATAGACGTTGATAGAACTTTAGTTGTTAACAATTCCAATGTATCTGTAGACGTACCAATGGTATTGAGACCTTGGAACGTTATTTTTTCTGTTACAAGTGAAGGTGTTCCGGTTGAAGGTGCTTCGATAACAGTTGAAGGAATAACGGTAGAGACTAATGCCGGTGGTATTGCGGTGATTGGTTTGGTAAACGGTATACATCAATATGAGATATCTGCAACAGAATTTCAAACAAAGACAGGTTCTGTAACGGTAAGTAATTCAGATACAAGTGTACAAGTTTCTTTAGATCCAGTTACTTATCCGATCACATTTGTGGTAAGAGATAAAACAACTCCAACACCTGCTTTAGTTCAAGATGCTGTTGTATCGGCAAAGGGTCAATCAGTTCTAACAAATGCAAGTGGTGAGGCAGTTTTACAACTTCCAAAAGGTGATTTTGAAGTTTCTATTACAAAACAGAATTATATCAGTACAACAACTCAAATAACCGTTACAGGTATTGATACGATCAACGTTCAAATTGATAGGATTTATTTATTAGATTTTACAGTTACAGGAGAACAAGGGACGATCTTATCAGGAGCCAAAGTCGTTGTAAGTGGTGAAGCTATTGTTCTTCCTGCTGGTCAATCGTCAATTGAATTAACGACAAATGATACAGGACGTACACCTCAAGTTCAAACGATAAACGGTTCGTTTCATTGGGGAGCTTCTTTTTCAGATTATTCTTCTAGTGAAGGAGACGATACTATTGCTAATGCGAATAAGACAGTGGCTATTTCGCTGAAACGAGGTAAGAGAGCTGTCTTTACTGTTACAGATGGTACCAATCCATTGCAGGGTGTCAACATTTTAATCGATAATGTCACCAATTATCAAACGAATGTTGATGGACAAGTTGATGTTTCGTTATCAGCGGGAAACCATACTTACAAAGCAAGTCTTACGAGTTATCAAACTATAAGTGGTACTATCAATGTTAAAGAGGATGAAACTTCGTATGTGAACTTAACTATGGTTCATGGAGGGTTATTAACTTTAAATGTTAAAAATGGTGTGGCAAATTTAAGTGGAGCTACTGTTGTTATCAAGAATAGTTCTGGTACGACAGTCAAATCTGGTACGACAGATTCTAATGGAAATATTTCAGTTGATGTCCCTAATGGAAACTATACTTACACGACAGATGCTAGTGGGTATAAACAACAACCTGGAAGCACAACGATAAGTTCTGCAGATAAAACAGTTCAGGTACAAATGCAGAATTATAAATATTGGGGTGTCACTTTCAATGTCAAGTATAAGACAACGAATCTAAACGGGGCTGCTGTTAGTATTAGTAATGTTAAAACCATTGGTGGAACTTCTACTGCAAATGGAACTACGAATTCAAGTGGTCAATGGATTTTAGCTGCTAGTGCTAAAAATGACGCGACTTTAAACGGTACCGTTTCTTGGACCGCTTCTTTAAGTGGATATAGATCAGCTTCTGGTTCGTTCAACATTGCTAATGCAAATCAGACGATTAATGTTACTTTAGAGAAGTATAGTACGGTTACTTTGACTTTTGTTAATTATGCTGGCACAGCTCTTTCTGGTATTTCAGTTACTATGAATAATCAAACTGTAACTACAAATGCAAGTGGTCAGGCGATTTTCTCTAATGTAATAGATGGTACGTACAACTGGAGTAGTACTGCTAAATCACCTTATCAAGCTAAATCAGGAAGTGTAACAGTTAATGGTGCAAATGTTAATCAACAAATTACTTTAACCAGTCAAGTAACAGTTACATTTGTCGCTAAAGATGACGCTGGTACAGCTCTTTCTGGAGCAACGGTGAAAGTTGCTGGTGTATCAAAGGGTACGACAAATTCAAGTGGTCAATTAGCTGTAACAATGCAATCACAGTCAGCAGCTTATGCTTGCACTGTTGAATTAAGTGGATATCAAACTTGGTCAGGTAATGTTACAGTTGGTTTGAGTGCTCAAACTGTAAATGCAAGTTTGCAGTATTTGGTTACATTTACAGCGACAATTAAAGAAAATACAACGTCTGGTGCGAATGTCGGTAGTGCAACTGTTAAACTTGTCAACTCAAGTTTAGGTACTTTTACAGGTACGACAAATTCAAGTGGAGTTGCTACAATTCCAAATGTGAAACCAGGTTCTTACACTTACACGATTTCAAAATCTGGTTACAAAGATACGACTGGTAGTGTAACTGTAAGTCGAAGTTCTCATAGTCAGAGTGCAACTTATGCTCTTTTGAGATATTATACATTTGTTGTGAATGTTAAAAGAGCGGGTGTTAATAGAAATGGTGTCACAGTGAAATTGGATGGTACATCAAAGGGTACAACAAATTCTTCTGGTAACATTACAATGTCAAATGTACTTTACGGAAGTCATACAATAGCAATTGATGCAGGTACATATTGGAAAGCGTTTAGTCAATCGTATACAATTTCAAGTACATCAACTATCAATATCGCTTTAACTGCTTTATATACAGCACAATTTACTATTTCTGACGCTAGCGGTCCTATTTCAGGAGCAACAATAACGTTAACTGGAATAGCAACAGGGACTTTAACGACAAATACATCAGGAATAGCTTCAAAAACTGGAATTGTAGCAGGAACGTTAAGTTACTCAGTGAGTGCGGCTGGATATACGACTAAGACTGGAACAGTGACGTTGTCTGGGTCGAATGATTCAATCAACACCTCAATCACTCTCCAGAAGGCAGCTAAACTTGTACAGATCACGACTCCACTGAATACAGAAATTAATCAACAAATAGAACCAGGATATACAAATGTTGATTTTCTTATTGTAGCAGGAGGTGGAGGCGGAGGAGGTGGAAACAATATTGCAGCAGGAGGTGGAGGCGGAGGAGGTGGAATTGTTTATATAAAAGATCATACAACAAGTATATCAAATTTAAAACTCGTAGTTGGTAATGCAGGTGCAGGAGGTGCAGGAGGTAATACGACTACTCAAGGTTATACTGGTTATAATGGTTACAAGAGTATTGTTACTATTGAAGATGTAGTACATCAAGCATATTCAGGTCGTTGGGGATACGGTGCTTCTCAATTAAACAATGAAAGTAGGGGAGACGGAGGAGATGGTGGTAGTGTTAACCCTTCTAACAATGATAAGGGTTGTGGAGGAGGAGGTGGTGGTGGTGGTTCTTATCAAGAATTATCTACACCCGATTGGGGAGGTGGTGGAGGAGGAGGTGCTAGAAATAACCGTGTAAATGCTGGTAGTATTCAAGGAGCGATAGGTGGTAAAGGTCTAGCGCATACAACAGGAGGAGGTAAAGGTGGTGTTAGTGAAGGAGGAAATTTAAATAGAGGAAATGGTACAGGAGGAGATGGTGGTTCTGGTTATACCAATAGATCAACAACTGATGGTGGAAATTACGGAACAGGTGGAAGTGGATTTGGAACTAGTACTTATACAGTCATTCCAGATATTCTTTTACCTTCAAAAGGTGATGGTGGAACAGGTGGAAGTGGAACAAGTGGAAGTAATTCTTCAGGAGGAGGTGGTGGAGGTGGATCCTTTGGTAAAGGTGGAAATGGTGGAAATGGTAGCAGCACTACTAGCGATGGTGGAAACGGTGGTCTAGGAGAGTATGGAGCTGGTGGAGGAGGAGGTGGAAGAGTTTACAATTCTTCATATAAAGGTGGAAACGGAGGAAATGGAGGACAAGGTATTATTGAATTATACTATAAATAAATTGAATAGGGCCTGGATTCATTTCCAGGCCCTTGTTTTATTTAAATTAATGATAATAAATAAAAAGAATACCTTGTTGTCCAGATAATCCACTTTCTTTTATTTTTCCACCTTTTCCACCTGAACCATAGTTTGGAAGAGAACTTTCTCCACCTGAACCTATTATTGCACCATTTCCACCTTTACCACTTCCAGTTATCCCATATTTTTCAAAATCATTAGGTACACTAACGCTTAATGCTCCTATGTAATTCACAGCATTCTTCCCTATACTTACACTACTAGCACCACTTCCTCCTCCTCCACCGTTTGGAACTGAAATATTGGTTGGACTATAACCTTTTCCTCCATTATAAGTTGTACCATTGTAATAAACTGAACCACCTGCACCTCCAATACCTCCAGCACTTAAATCAGTTTCTCCTTCACTAGCTCCACCACCTCCTCCACCAATACCAAGTTTTACACCAGATGTATTAAGAAGACCACTACCAGGACCTCCATTACTTCCTCTTCCTTCACTACCAGCTCCTGATCCTCCGTTACCATTAAATTGGTGTAAAATATTGTAAACATAACTTTCATTCTTTCTAAACCAGATATTAGCCATATCTGGTTTACTTCCTATACCTCCTGGAGCTGTAGAAGTTCTACCTTCACCTCCAGCTCCACCACTTCTTATAATATAACCTCCAGTATAAATACCACCATCTAATAAAGTTAATAATTCTCCAAGAATAGTACTTCCACCTCCACCTCCACCTCCATTATATCTTACATTTCCACCACCTCCACCTGCACCTGCGTGTACTAAACACCACTCTAACTTTGAAAATCCACTTTCAATATTAATTGCAGTTTCTGTATTCAGTGGAGTCGTGATCTGTACAAGTTTAGCTGCCTTCTGGAGAGTGATTGAGGTGTTTAAAAACAAAATAAATGTTGTTTGTTATGAAGGAAGTAGATATCTTTATGCGGTTGAAAAAGTTTGCTTTGACACTGTTGTTGGTTATAGTTTGCTTTCATTTTAGTAACTTTGAATCGTTGGAAACAACTTAATTATGGCAGATATAATATATAATAGAACTATATTTAAAAAATTCTTTGAAAAGAATGATATTAAAATTCAGGCTTGGGCACAGAATGTCTTGGATAAAATATGTAGTCCAGGTATTCTTCCTGTTTTTTTTAATAAACAAAATGAAGATTTTGTTTCGTTTTGGGGATCTGTGACACATCTTTTTGCGATTGTTGTATTATATGGACGACAATACGAAGAGATTGATGTAAACAAGATCTTATTTGATATCTTTATCAAAGAAAGAGGTTTGGTAACCGATACTGTTGATACGACAGAACAAATGCAATATCTTTTCAACAACTATGTAGAAGAGTATAGAAAAAGAGGTCGTATGGATATCGTTTCAAAAGAAGGTACTATATTAGGAGAACTTCTTCGTTTGATTCGATACAACGATTTAAATGAATTCATCTTTGCTCTTCTAGCTCCTAAAGATAGTGGTTGGACATTAGGACATAGCTCTCCTACTTGGAATAGGACAGATACAGTTGAGAATATAACCAAAGCCTACGAATGTTCAAGCAATATTGAAAATTTAGATAAATATCCATTAATCAATCCTAGTGGTGTTATTTTACAAGCTGATGTAGACAACGATAATGAACCTATCCAAACTATGACTTTTATAGGAAATGAGTTGGTAGGAATCAGTTCAGAAGGAGATTTAGATAAACTTCTAGTAGTTGATGAAGATTTAGCTTATCAAGTTTCTTTACGTTTAAAAACAGATAATATTCAAAACATGAATTTGACTTTTGGAGTCCAAGTTTATGACGAGTTGAAGAGACCTGTTTCTTGTATTGAATCGATTGGTACTGTACAAAGTAATTCATTTGTTAAAAACGATGCTTCTGTTACGTTAAATAATGCCGATATTTATTATGAGTTAAGAGCAACAATTTCAAAGAAAAATAGAAGTTTTGTCGACGAAGTAGCCCTGAACTTCCCTAATGGAAGAGGATTAAGATTTGTAGAAGGTATCAAATACATGTCTTTGCATTTGGTTCAAGATCGAACTAAAGCTAGTTCAAATTTAAATATTTATGATATAAAGATCAAACCAATATATTTACCTTTCTATCAAGGTTATCTAGGGGAGAAAAACATAATCGCTTCCTATTATAGGAATAATTCTTATTCTTCCACATCTACTATAGATCAATTTATAGAAACTTATTTAGTTTCATATAAAAATATTTTTGCTAGCGAAGAAATTAAGGCTCTTACAAAAACAACTGTACGTTTCAAAGTTTTTTCCGAAAGAAAAGAGTATATCAAAGGAGCTACTATTACAATAGCAGATCAAGAGTTGCAAACAGATATTAATGGCGAAGTAACTCTTGATCTTTATCCTGGTGATTATCTTTATTCAGTTGAAAAAGACCTTTTCATTTCTATTATCAACAATGTTCTATATGTAGAAGAAGAAATTGAAGGAGATGAGCAGATTTGTTATATTCAAATGCAAGGAGAACTTTACAAGCGTAAAGTAACATTTGTCGTCAAAAATGAACAAGCTAAAGCTATTTCAGGAGCTGTTGTTAAATTTAACAACGAGGTTAAATCCACAAGTCAAGACGGTAGCACATTCTTCATGGCTTATCCAGATTTATATCTGTATACAGTTGAAAAAGAAAAATATTATCCAGTTGACAAGTCAGTCCTTGTTCGTGATGATATGATTGAAAATGTCACGATGCAATTGATCCCTATTTTTGATGTAACCTTTATTGTGAAAGATTCTTCTTCGAATCCTATTCAAGGAGCTAGAATTAATTTTAACAATACATACATTGACACTAACGAACAAGGACAAGCTGTTTTTAAAGATGTTTTAGTAGGTACTTTCAACTATCGAATTGAAAAAATTGATTGGTTACCAGTAATAGGATCTGTAACTGTAACCAATGCTCCAGTGACTCAAAATATAACAATGAACCCAGTTCCTACTTATAATGTGACGTTTACAACAAGAGGTGTCAATTATCAAGGGGTAGTTTCATTATTGACAGGTGTTTCAGTAACTTTCGCTGGTTCGACTAAGGTATCAGATTCAAGTGGTCAAGTAAGTTTCATTGTTAAAGCCGGATCATATTCTTTAACAGCGACGAAAGTTGGTTATAATGATTATAAAAATACAATTTCTGTTGATGAAGATTCTGATATTGAAATCAGAATGAGTCAGAAGGTTTATGTTGTTACTTTTATAGTGCAAGATGATAATAATAAAAAACTTTCTGGTGTTTCAATTCAAGTAGAAAACAATCCTATTATAACTACAAATACACAAGGACAAGCAACTATCAATTTACCTGATGGATCTTTTAATTATACAGCGACACTAAACGAATATCATACTATTACAGATTTATTTGGTGTAAATGGAGGTCCAGAAACGGTTAATGTAACGATGTCACAAAAGATGTATCAAGTGACTGCGACTGTAAGAGAAGAAGGTCAAATTTCAGTTGGTGCAACTGTTACTTTAGGATCTTATTCTGGAGAATCAGATAACCAAGGAAAAGTGTCAACTGAACTACCTAATGGTTCTTATAATTGGACAGCAAAGAAAACGATTTATGCTTCACAACAAGGACAATTTGTTGTGAACAGTGCTCCTTATGTGTTTGATATAAATTTAGTTAGACGGAATGGTCAAGTGACCTTCATGGTTGTTGATGATTTAGGGAAACCAGTGGAAGCCGCTACTGTTGTTTGTAACAACATCACAAGAATTACGAATAGTCAAGGTAAGGCAGAATATACTCTTCCGATTGGTTCATATGACTATGAAGTTTCTAAACGTCCAGAATACACTTCTGTTCCAGGTGAAGTATCGATTACAGATACACCTCAAACAATTAATGTATTATTGACAAACAAAACGTATAACATCAATTTTACAGTTACTAATACTAATGGTAATGCTGTCCCTAATGCAACGATAGTTTTAGACGGCGATACAAAGACTACAGATGCTAGTGGAAAAGTGACATTTCCAGATAAGAGAAATGGTTTGTATAATTGGACGATACAAGCTGTAGGTTACTATGATAAGGAAGGTACTGTCCAAGTATCAAATAATGATGCTAATCAACAAGTTTCATTGACTTATTCATTACGAGAATTTACAGTGACAACTCTAATTGATGGTTCAAACGCATCTGGAGTCAATATATCATATACAGTATATGAATCTGCGGATTCTAACGTGGTAGTTAGCAGTGGCAATGGATCTTCTGATTATCAAGGGAAATACGTTATAAACGCTCCATATTCGGCGTATGTCCTTCTGAAGGTAGAAGAATCTGGTTGCTTACCAATAACAACCAGACGGATAGCTATCAATACAACAGGTCTTGTTGTCGCACTTTACAAGGCATTGATCCTTCGGATGAGCAGTCAAAGACTTCCGAGTTTTGGATCTTCAGTTGATTACGAATGGTCTGGTAATGAGTTGAAGATGGTAGGAGGATCTAGGACCAATCCTAGTACGTTAAATTTCAACTGTCAAAATAACACAAGTGTCTTAGCTGTTACACAATGGCCAGGATCATTTTCAATAAGTGGAACAAGTGTATTTAATGGTTGTACAGGCTTATCGAGTTTAGCATCTGGTTCACCAAATATTAGTGGATCAATAGAGAGTTGGTTTAGGAATTGTACAGCTTTAAGAAGTATTCCTTCTGGGCTTTTATTGAATGTATCAGGAAGTGATGCTAGTAATTGTTTTAGAGGTTCTGGAATAACGAGTGTACCCTTGGATTTATTTGGAAGTAGTCTTACATTATTCGCTAGTGTATTTAGAGATTGTAAGTCGCTTTCAAGTGTATCAGGTAGTCCATTTAGAAACGGTACTGATTTTGAATCAGCTTTTAATGGTTGCAGTTCACTTTCAAGTGTTGGTAGCTCTATTTTCCCACGAAATGCAGAATCGTTTTATTACACGTTTGCAAACAGTGGAATTTCTTCGATTCCTTCTGGTTTATTCGACGGTTGTGTATATGCGACTACTTTTGAAGGATTAGTTTCTTCTTGTACCAATCTAAGGAGTATTCCAGCCAGATGTTTTAGGAATTGTACAAGAGCTACCAATTTTAATGTATTAGCTCATAGTTGTACACTATTGAGTAGTATAGGTTCAGATTGTTTCCCTACTAGTGCTTCTAGTTTTAGTTGGTCTTTCATTGATTGTAAATCATTGACAGATATTTCTGGATGTAAGATCGAGAATGGAAATGTGACTACTTGGGCAAGAGCTTTTGAGGGTTCTGGTGTACAAAGAATCCCACCAAGATTTTTTGCTGGTCAATCTCGATTGACTACAGTAGCCTCTTGTTTCAAGAATTGTACTAATTTGACGGAATGGGCTCCAGATGGAGGAGTTGAATCTTCTCATGGTACATTCGATGGTTGTACTTCTCTACAAAATATGTCAGAATTCTTGAATGGTTGTATAAGAGTTGGTAATTCGACTTATAACTCGTTGCAAGTAATTGTTATATCGCAAAATATAGCTTCTACTGTTACAAATTGGAATTATGCTTTCTTAAATTGTAGTGAATTACGATCTATGCCAATTATTGCAGAATCTAAACCTATTACATTGGGTTGGTTATGGGATTTAGCTCCTTCATCAGCATCACATTATCAAACTTTCAAAGGATGTTCAAAAATATCTTATTCAAATTTGATTCCGTCAGGTTGGAAATAAATTTTTAATATATATGAGTCAATTAAATATTAATAGAAACATGTTCTTAGAAAAGGAAGAATTGGTCAATTTCCAATCTTTCTTTGCAAGTGAAATGCTTTTTCAAGCATTGTTACAAGCAACATTTAGTTTTGGTATTATCACCAACAATCCAGCTAAAGCCAATGGTAGTGGAACCGCTCCTAGCGGAGTAGAATATAATGATCCTTTTATTGTACAACAAGGTTCTGTCGCAAACAGTATCAAGGTTTTACCAGGAATGGCGATCAACAGTTTAGGACAATTTATAAAGATTGATGTAGAAGACAACATTCAAGTTCCTAATGATAGTCTATTCTATTGGGTGAAAATCGCATATGCGACTAGAAACTACGAACTTGGTATTGTTTCAGTTAACACTAAAGGTGTAGTTTCTGGTACAGCAGATTTTTCTGGCAAAGTAAGAGGTCAATCAACGAGCACACCTACATGTATTCGTTTCGTAAAAGACGATGGTTCTATACCGTTAAATAATGGTATTTATCAAGTTGTCAATGTTATCGATAATCAAAATTTAGTCTTGACTTCTAATACGACTTTTGTCGCAGAATCAAATTTAAGACCGATTGTATTAGGAACTCTTCCTATTGGTGGTGTATTTTCACAATCTCAGAGAGAAGGTCTTTATGTTTATGATTATTATGAGATTTCTTTGATTCAAGAAATTTCTGTAGAAACTCCTCCTGAAAAAGGAGATAATGAATTTTATATTGCTCGTATCAAGAATACAAATGGTACATTTACCATTGATAATACGGTCAAGAGTGAATATTGGGCTTTAGGAAATTTAAAAGCAACAAAATAATGAGATTATATTATACAGTATCTTCTGGATACAACGATCCACAATCAAAATTAGTCAATTCGTTGGGTGGTTTTAAATCTTCAACTCCAGTACCCAATGATCAAGATAACAATGTTTTTGATGAATTGAGCCTTCTTTCACTTGTAAAAGGTAAGACTCAATATATTGGTTTGATTTTGAAAAATGAACTAGGAGTTGAAGTTAAAAATGTTCAACTTTGGTTTGAAACACCAGAAGGTAGTTATGGTTCTTTTCAATTAGCTGCTGTTCAAACTGATAAGAATAACGAAGGACAACCTTTTTTTGAAATGATCCCAGATATTTTCAGTAAACCTTTTTACGCTGAATTTCATCAAGCGACTGAACTTGATAAAGCTACTATTGGGGATATGGAGATTGATCAAGAAATAGGTTTATGGCTGTGTCGATCTATTGATAAGAAGACTGTGATAGAAGATTATAATAATGTCGCTGAAAAAGATACCGCAACTGAAAACAGGTACAAACCTATAGAAAAGGCAACAGAAGAATCCATTGCTTTTCAAATTAGTTGGGAATAGTAGTTAATTTTTGTATATTTACAAGGTGAAAGGATGAGTTGTTCATCCTTTACTTTTAAAGTTAAAGATACAAACATTGTATGTCGTTAGAAGAAAAGTTTATTGAGTTATATGAGTATATTCAAGGCAGGGTCTTGAATAACCCAAGTTTTCGTCTGAAAATCAATAAGAGACAAGAACCAACTCTTTCGTCTTTTCTGGATAAGATAGAAAGTTCTAGTATTGATTTATGGGAATATTTGTTGTTTCAATTCAGTTTTAAAGTGATTACAGGAACAAGGTTTCCTGTTATACCATTAAATCATATAATAGGTAAGAACGCTTTGAAACGATGGGATGAACGAACTATAGAACAACAATACATGACTTCAAAGTTTGTTCAATCTTATAAATTGAGATCACCTATTAAAGACGAGTCGATAAAAATAAGCGAAAGATATTTTGACGAACAACGACGAAAAGATTTTTCTTCTCCTAGAGGTTACATAAGATGTTTGTCGTTTGGTAGTCTTTTTAATGAGATCAAATGTAAGAGTTGTAAATATTTTTATGTATGTAAAACAGAATGATTATGGAAAAGAAAAGGTATAAAACTGAAGAAGAAATGATTTTGTGGAACGAAATTTCAAAATCATTGAACTATGACAAAGATCGGATAGACAACGTTCTATTTGATGAAGAAGTGTATCAAGGTATATTATCAGCAATGAGAGAATATCATAAATATGTGGAAAAAGAAGGTTAAAGAAGAAGTTCGTCCATGTGTAAAATGTGGTACAAATCATTTGATTTACAATAGGATTAAGTGGTTGTGTAAAGATTGTGACAAAGAAGTAACACGAGAGCGAAGAGGGGATCTTCAATCTTTATTTCAAGAAATATGGAATGAGAGACCTCATAAATGTACCAAATGTGGAAAAGACCTTGGAAACGATCCAAAGCCTATTTTCTTTTCTCACATAAAGTCTCGTGGAGCTCATCCTGAATTGAAGATGGATAAAAACAATATTAGACTTCTTTGTTCAGCTTGTCACAAGTTCGAAGATTTTAACGAAAGGGAGTGATTATGTTACATAGATTGGTTTTGATAAAAGCTCTTAGTTTGTGTCTTAAAATTATCGAAGATAATCCTTCGACAGGTCTTATATCTTCTAAATTAAAGACATTGATTGAAGTAGAAGATGAAGAAAGTTTTAAAGAATTTCGATACGAATGTTTGAAAAGATTCCTTTTCAAAAGAAATCTTGAACAGTCAAAAAGTAAATTTATCACACTTGGAAGTGGTGATAAAGTAATTACTCTTCCAAAGTATTATGTATTGACTTATAGTAAAGATTGGGATAGTAATGGAGCTGCAATCCTTAATATTAATGAGATGCCAGAAGAGGTCAACCTCAAAGACAACCCTATTAAAAATTTAAGGATCATCTATGATGACGTAGATGCAAGAGATAGAGATTTCGATAAGATTCAGACGATAATGAAAGTATGAAGTATTTATTAAAAAATGCCAATTTAACAGGCATAACAAAATTTTTAAATGATAATTTCTCAAAGAAAGATTCAAACGAAAGATTCAATCCTAGAGATGTATTAGGCTATATCAATCGAGGTAAGTTACCAGAATATTTAGGTGGTAACAAAATTGTTGAAGTAGAACAGCAAAATTGTAGTGTAAAACTTTATAATATCCAAAATAATGAAGACAAGTAGTAAATATGTCATAATTTTTGACCTTGAAACAGGTGGTTTATGTTCAAAAGATAAACTGGCTTTTTATGATGTACCAATAGTAGAATCTGCAATGGTAGTCGTAGATATGGAAAAATTAGAAATTTGCGATGAGTGTTCGTTGATTGTCGAAAGAGATTATAAAGAAGGTTTGATTTATGAACAGCAGGCAATCGATGTTCATGGGATCACAGAAGAAATTCAAAATTCAAAAGGAGTTTCTTTAAAAGAGTTATACAAGAAGTGGTTGGAACTATTTAAAAAATATAAGAATCCTCGTCAATTATGTACTTTATCAGGTCATAACATAGTCGGGTATGACGTGCCTTTCATTAGGAATATGTTTGAATATATGGAAGATGATCTCGATAAATATGTGAAATTTTATATAGATACGATGCAAATTGCTCATATGGCAGCATTAGAGCAACAAGATTATAAGTTACATACTTGTTGTGATTCTTTTAATATCGATTTAGTTAATGCACACCGTGCTTTAGATGATACGAAAGCAAATGCTTATTTGTTCATTGAGTTTGTGAAACGGTTGAGAGGAACAGGTGCTTCTTCATTAGGTACGACAAATTCTTCTCAAGAGACAGGATTTACTAGATTTAGAGAAAAGTTTCAATTATGACAATCAAACAACAGCAAAATTGGATTGAACAAGATAAACCTCTTTCTAAATTAACCCTTCTACAGAACAGGAGATTGTATACGACAGCGACTGATATAATCGAAAGATTACCAGCTCATTCGATTAATCAATTGTTAGAGGGTTATTCTGAAGATGTGGATAAACTTCTAACAGAGATTGTCAATCAAGTAGATTTAGCGATGAATTTTGGTAAATCGTTGGATACCGAGAATCTTTCGTATATTGACAATCTAGCTGCAGCTATGGATGAAAGATTAAGAATATTGTCGTTCAATTATTTTTGTGCGACTGTCTTGTCTAATTATAATATGGGATGGAGGAATTTGGAGATTGGAAACTTGATCCAATTATTTCCTTGGTCTTGTTATTTAGCAGCTCGTGGTATGGGAAAGAGTTTTTTGTTTTGCTATGCCTTTCCATTATGGAGATTGTACAGTTATACGAGACCTGTGATATATGCTGGAGATACTATTGATAATAAGAATCGAAAGGAAACAGCTCTCATTACCAATACAATGACGCTTGCTAAGATTCATGTTGGTAAAATAATTGAAGAGATTGAATCAAATCCTATTTTAAGTAATAAACTTAATCCTAATAAAAAAGCTAAGTTAGGAGAGACAATGATTGAAACAGAAACAGGTTCAATTTTACATGTACGAGGTAAAGATGGTTTTATACGTGGTCTTCATGTTGGATCTGCTCTTGTTGACGATGTTCCAGATGAAAGTTCTATTTATAGTGATGAACAAAGAGAGAAATTAAAAGAAACTTTCAAAGGAACGATTAGTCCTATCGTTGAACCATACGGATATTTTTTGATTTCTGGCACTCCATATTCTACTGCTCCTAATGAGTTATATAATCTTGTTAAAGCTGATAAGCGTTTTGCATCTTTTGAATATCCAATCATCTTTCCAGATGGACGTCCTCTTGCTCCAGATAGATACACCTTTGAAGATATTCTTCAAAAGAAAGAAGAATTAGGTACAATGGTATTTAGTCGTGAGTATTTAGTTGTCCCTATCGCAGATAGTAGTACTATTTTCCCCTATGAATTTCTGATGAAATCAACAATTGGGATGGAGAATATTACTTTTGCAGATACAATCGATTATTTTCCATTTAAATTACAGAGGGTTGTCGTTGGTTGTGACTTTGCAGTTTCTGGTAATATTGGTGCAGACTATACAGTTTATACAGTATGGGGGATCGATTTTATGGATAACTATTATCTAATAGCGATTCATAGACAAAAAGGAATGAGTCACAATGAGCAGGTTGACAAGATTGTATTATTTAATACTTTATTCAAACCTAATAAAATTGTATGTGAGGCTAATGGTTTCCAAAGTATTTTAAGTGGATTAGCAAGAGAAAGAGGTTTGAAAAATATTGAGACTTTCACAACGACAGAAGGTAATAAAAAGGATCTTCACACTGGTTTACCAAGTCTTTCGGCAATGTTTGAAAGAGGTCAAATAAAAATACCATATGCAGTAGGACCAACAAGAGATATGGTGAAGATTGTTTTTGGTGAATTCTCTTCTATTACTTTTAGAAGTGACAGAGGTAAATTAGAAGCTGTTGGTGCTCATGACGATATTTGTATGAGCTCATTCATAGCGATTAATAGTCTTCGTGAAGATAGTCATATAACGGTTCAAATAAACACGATATGAGAAAGTTGAATGAAAATTTTATGGCAGAGTTATTCAAATTGATGTTCATTGATGGGAATATCATGAGAATGGTTTCGGGTCATATGACTTATCAATTAATTCCTAAAGAGTGGGTCGGTTATAAGTTTCTATTGAAAGAAGCTGTCGAACAATTCATTGGGAAAGAAGTAACACCTTCTTTGGGAGTTATTGCTCAGAAATATGCTGATAATGATTCTGTTCAAGAATCAATCAAAGAAATTAAAAAGGCTCGTTTAGTTGACAAAGAATTAATTATTGATCAACTAGAATCTTTTATTCGCGAGACTGAGTTTGAACTTCTTAGTAAAAAGGTTCATGATTTATACGAAGAAGGTAAAAGAGATGAAGCGATTAAAGTCAATGCAGAAGAAAGTAAAAGAATATTAGAAATATCACTTCGAAAGACTGGTGGGAAATTTATTCGAGTATTCGAAGGATTTCAAGAAAGGATGAAGAAGAGATATGATGAAAATAAGATCGCTAAAGTTCAAAATAAAGTTTCTCTAGGAATTGATCGTCTTGATGATATAAGTTACGGTGGTGCAGATCCAGGAGATACAGTGTTATGGATTATGAGATCTGGTGTTGGAAAATCAACAGTATTAAAATGGCATGGATATGCAGCGGCACTTGAAAGTATTTCCGTTTTACATATACAATTAGAAGGTGGTGTTGATGCTTGTACAGATAAATATGATCAGATGTGGACAAATCAAAGTTATATAGACATCAAAAAAGGTCTTTTAAAACAAGAAGATGAAAAGCAGATCATGAAGACTTTAAGAGATATGAAGACCTTTGGTCAAGATATTGATATTTATGGATTTGAGAAATTTGGTCAAGCATCAATGGTTGATATTCGAAATCTATGTATCGAATATCAAAAAGTATATGGTCATTTTCCACAACTATTGATCGTCGATTCGTTAGATCTTCTAATGACTGGTGTAAACAAGAAGATAGACAATGATCCAGAATTTACTAAGTTTAGATTACAGAAATGTTCACAATTATTTAAAGATATTTGTGTCGAATTTAAAATGGTTGGTATAACAGCTACACAAACAGGTGATGTACCTATGGATGTCTGGAATAATGAAATGAAACATATAGACCGTTCTAATACTGAAGGTGATAGAACTCTTGTGAAGCCTTATTCATTTGTATTTACTGGAAATATTACAATGCAAGAGAAGAAAGATGAGAAATGTAGGATCTTTGTTGACAAACTTCGTGATTACAAGAGTAGTCAAGAAATCTTTTCTATCGCTACTGATTATGGTCGTGGTAGGTTCTATAATCGTAAGCGTACTATGGCTTTATACAATGATAGTTCCGAAGTTATATCAACGACTGCCGATAAACCTGAGAGAAAGGATAAACTACGTAAGGGTAAGAAGAAAGAAACTCAAGAAGTCACTGTGATATGATTAGGATCGATAGGAATGAGATTATCTCTGAATTAAATCTAACTCCATTTGGAGCTAGAGGATTTTTTCAGGACAAGAATAACGCATGTCCTTTCTGCAAAGGTGAAAAGAAGTGGGGAATTGTATTTAGCGATAACAACACTTCTTTTATATTTCACTGTTTTAAATGTGGTAAAAAGTCAAGTGCTTTTGAATTTTTAAAGCAGATTGATAGATTAGATTTAATAAGAAATCACTATGAAAATAGTATTAAATCTTCCCTAGTCGAATTGGTTCCTGAAAAGGAAGATGAAAAAGAGGATGATATAGTGTTTAAAGCTGTTTCATTACCATTTAAGTTACAAAGATTAGTAGATGATGAATATCTAAATTCTAGAGGTTTTAAACAGTTTCATTATGATGAATTTGAACCATCATTTACCGAATCCCCTTTAGAAAGAGAATTAAAGAATTATATCATTTTCAAGATGAAGATGAATGGTAAGACAATCGCTTGGTTAGCTCGTAGTCGTCATTCTAAAGAATGGCATGAGATGAATTTGAAAAAAGCGAAAGAAAAGGGGATAAAACCAAAATTAAGATATGAGAATAGTAAGACTGATTTTACCAAGATATTAGGAGGTTACGATGATATTTCAGAGAAAACACAAGTTGTTATAATAGTAGAAGGTCTCTTTGATTATATTGGTCTTGATTCTAAGTTGAATCTTAGAGAAGACGAAAGCATCAGGTGTGTATTTACATTTGGCAACAGTATAAGTAAGGAGCAAATTTCTTTTTTACAAAAGAAGAAGATTGAGCGAGTCATATTGATGTACGATCCAGATAAACCTGATCAGATAAAAAGCTCTGCATTAAATTTACAGAAATCTTTTGAGACAAAGATAGCATTGTTGAAAGATACTAGCAAAGACCCAGGAAATGCAACTTGTGAAGAATTGTTAGATGCTCTTGATAATTTGATCGATCCTATTAATTTTAGAGTATTGAAAAAATTTTTGTAGGATTTGTTGCTCCACTGAAATAAAGGTCGGACCTTTAGATCATAATCAAAAAGAGCTAATAAAATGAAGACAAAAGAAGATAAAAGAACAGCAATATTCGAAAAGATGAATGAAATTTCTTCTTTAGAAGATATGAAGAGTGAATTGGAAGAGAGATTGTTTGACGAAGAAGGTCATTGTAATTCTGAAGTGTTAGATCAATTCTTAGAGATGGATAAGAAGATTAACTACGCTAAAGGAGCGGTGATAAGAATGATAAAGAGATTGATGAACGATATTTATGGAAATTGGACTTGGAGCGAAAAGGTTGATTATTTAGAAGCTGTTAAGGAATTTAGAAAATTTGCAAATTGAAAGTGTAAAAATTTGGAGTTGTAGTTTTATTTTGTAGATTTACAACTCCAAATTTGTTATTATGAAAAGTAGAGATTTAAGCATAACAGAATTTTTACAAGTCCTTCAATTGGAGTATTTTTCGTTTAAAACACGAGAATTAATTTATGAGCGTCCTGAATTCATTAAAATGAATCGAGATATCGCTGAAAAGAAAAAAGAAAAGATCATAAACTTGGCAAAAAAGTTTCATATGATCTCAATCTTTGATTCGAAAAAAGCCTTCCATCAATTTTTTGTACAATGTTTTTCCCAAGAATATGGGATGCCGAACTTCCAATATGGAACAAATCAAGAAAAAAATATTTCAATATCTTATTGGGATAAATTCTATCTATTTCATGCTGGGAATATGGTCTCTTATAAGAAAGAGACTTACAAAGTAAAGACAAATATACCAGATGAGGATTCAATCATTTTAAACGTTAAAGGGGAAGACATAACACTACCATATGTGTATGTAACTAACTTAAAACTAGTGGCCATCTTTGCTAAAGAAATGATAGATAAGTAGTATCTTTAGACATATTTAAAAAAGAGATACTTTATGATCATTACAAAAATTTTCACAGGTGAGATGTCTCATGTGGTTCGAAATTGCACATCAATTAGGTGTAGTCATTCGACGCATGGTCACAGTTTTACGCTCGAAATCTCGTTCACAGCTAACAAATTAGACAATGCTGGTATGATTATGGATTTCGGTTTGATGAAGAATAGTATTAAACAATTCGTAGATTCTTTCGATCATTGCCATATCCTTTGGAATAAGGATCAAGAGGATTATCGCACTTCTATTAAGAAGTACAACGATCGTTGGATTGAACTAGGAGTTAATCCTAGTGCAGAATGTTTGTCTATGTTTTTCTTCTATTGGATTCAGGAGATTATAGATCATACTGAATTTAAAAATGGAGAATCAGGAATTAAAGTTTATTCTGTTAAGTATCACGAAACGAAGACTGGTTCCGCTACTTGTTTTGAAGAAGATTTAGTTAATAACTCTGAGATTGCAAATCTTTTGAATTTTTCTGTTTCAAAAGGTGTTTGGTCTGATTGGGACAACGATCTTTATTCATTCATATTCAATAACAAATACGAATCAGATTCTTTTTTCTTTAAAAACCCTTCTGTAAAACTTCAAGTTAAGAATGGACAAAAATCTTAAAACAAAAGTTTGTTCAACTTGTAAAAGAAATCTTCCATTGGAAATGTTTCGAAAAAGAAGTTGTGCTCCAGATGGATTAATGTATCAATGTAAAGATTGTAAGAATAAAATTGATAAATTTTATAGACAATCTGATAAAGGTAGACAAGCAGCCAAAAAAGATAGAATAAGAAGAAGAGTATTGGGTATTGAAAATACGTACGAAAAACAAAGGAGAAGAAATGATGTTGATTTTAGACTTCGTTCGAGACTAAGAACTCGATTGAGACTTTCATTGAAGAAGACGATTAAATCAAAATTTTATCACACTCTCGATCTTCTCGGTTGCTCTCTTGAGGATCTCAAGAAACACCTTGAGAATCAGTTTGTTGAAGGAATGAGTTGGGACAATTACGGTGAATGGCACATTGATCACATTGTTCCTTGTGCTTCTTTTGATCTTTCAGATCCTAATCAACAACGTATTTGTTTCAATTTCAGAAATTTACAACCTTTATGGGCCAAAGATAATCAAAGGAAACAAGATAAACTTCCTGAAAATTATTTAGAAATTATTAATAACATTAAAAGAGAATTAGCACTATGTTAGATCTTGAAAAAATTCAGATTATTGATCTTTTCCCTTCTATCCAAGGAGAAGGATTTTTAATGGGTAAAAGACATATTTTTATAAGGGTCTCGGGTTGTAATTTGAAATGTAAATTCAAGAATTCTATCTGTGATACGGCTTATAGTTCGTATAAACCAGAAAAGGGGAAATTTACATTAGATCAAGTTACGGACTTAGTTCAGAGCGACTCTGCTACACATATATGTTTGACAGGAGGAGAAGTATGCTTGTATCCTGATATGATAACTTGGGTCAAACAAGCATTTCCACATCATCATTTAACTATTGAGACAAATGGGACTATTTTTCCAGGTAACCAAATAGCGCAACAAGTAGATCTTGTTTCGATCTCTCCTAAAATGTTATCTTCTATTGATCCTCAAGATCAATTGAAAGAAAGAAGGTCTATTTGGATAAATAGAAGTCACGAAACTATTGCGAGTTGGATCTTATATGGAAAACAAACTCAATTGAAGTATGTGGTGGCAGATGAGGAAGACGTAAAAGAAGCGATAAAACATATTGAATTGATCGAAAAAGAATTGAAGATAAGGATTAATCGTGATGAAGTCTATTTGATGCCGGCAGGTGCTTCATTTGATGAACTATGTAAAACGAGACCTATTGTAGGAGAATTAGCCATGCAATATGGCTTTTCGTTGACAGATAGAATACAGTTTAATTTTTTTGGTAATAAAAGAGAAGCGTAAAATATGAAAGCAGGAGAAAATAAAGTTTTAAATGAGAGTCAAAGAAAACAAATGTTAGAAAATGCCGAATTTGCTTTTGGTAATTTTTTGAGAGCTTTGGGTTACGATTGGGAAAATGACCCTAATATGAAGAAGACTCCTTATCGTGTGGCAAAGATGTATGTAAACGAAGTGACATCAGGTGCTTATTCAGAACCACCAAAGATCACGGTTTTCCCGAATGAATCCCAATATGACGGTATTGTGTTCCAAGGAAATATTCCGGTACACAGTTTGTGTGCACATCATTTTGCAAGTATAGTTGGAGTTTGTCATGTTGCTTATATTCCTAAAAAAGATGGGAATATCATTGGTTTATCTAAGTTGAATCGAATTGTGGATTTTCTTTCGAAGAGACCTCAGACTCAAGAATTCTTAACGAAACAAATTCATGACTATATTAACGATATAATTCCCGACAATCAGGGTGTGATCGTCTTTATTAAAGCAGATCATATGTGTGTTAAATTACGTGGGATTGAGCAAGATTCAACGATGCAGACGTCTTATTGTAGTGGTTATTTTAAGACTAATGAAATAGGATCTAGAAAAGAATTTTTTGACATGATTGTTAATCTCAAATGAAATTAGAAACAATTTATCCTAAAGTTGGAGATAAGTATGGCAAGTGGACCATAATAGAAGTAATTAAAGGTGGTAGAATTGTTGTCCAGTGTGAATGTGGTGAAATTGTGACGAAGCGATTTTATGATCTGAAAACAGGTACATCTAAACAATGTCTAAAGTGTAGGTATGGATCTGTTGTCGCAGAAAGAAAGCAAAAACCGAAACATTGGACAAAAGTTGAAAATGGTATGAGATTTGGACATTGGACTATTGTTGATGTAAATGATTTCAAATTTCTTTCTTCTGATAAAGAAAGGTCTTATAGAGTTAAGTGTGACTGTGGAGAAGAGAGTTACGTTAGAATAACTTTCTTAACTAACAAACGAAGCACTTGTTGTAAAGATTGTAGAATAGGAAGAGGAAGTCGGAAAATTGGATGTTTGAATGCTTCAGTTATTAGAAGAGCTCGAGAAGGAGCAGAAGCCAGAAATTTAGAATGGTCTGTTTCTGATGAATATTTAACTGATCTACTTGAGAAACAAGATATGAAATGTGCTTTATCGGGAATAGATTTATGTGTTTCGAATTATGGTTTGGGTTCCAAGAGAGGTCGTTTAGAGACAACTATTTCGTTAGATAGAATCGACTCTTTTAAAGGATATGTAGAAGGAAACGTTCAATGGGTTCATAAAAGTATAAATATTATGAAATCAACATTGACACAAGAAGAATTTATTAATTTTTGTAAATTGGTTGCAACCAAGTCTTGTGAGGGAAATAATGAAATGAATCAAATTCAAAATAAGTTTTAAAACATATGGAAAGTAAAGTAATTAATTATGCTTCTTATGAAGCACTTGCTATCACGACTAAGTGTTATTCTGATAAGGTAGCTTTACCTTATGTTACATTGGGTTTGTGTGGAGAATTAGGTGAATTCTATGAGAAGTTAAAACAAGAAGCAGATGATCAATCGACTGTAGCTGAGTTTCAAGATATTCTGTGGTATTTAGCTGCTATTCGTATTGAATTTAGTTTAAAAGAAATTACTGATTGGCCTAAGCCTAGTAATAAAGAAGTTGGTCCTTTTGATTTACCGTCTTCAGTAGGAAAAATTGCAGAACAGATTAAAAAATATTTGAGGGACGATTGGAAAGAAGATCAAGAGATTTCCCTTTCTGAAGAGAGAAAAGAGAAAATTCAAAGTGCATGGAATGAGGTTATGCAAATAATGGTTGATATAAACGATCGAGTATTTGATTTAACGATGAATCAACAAGGTCAACAGAACATTGAGAAATTAGCTTCTCGTAAACAAAGAAATGTTATCCATGGTTCTGGAGATAATAGATAAAGTAACTCTTCTAGGGTCTTGTTGTGTAGGGAAAACAAGTGTGTTTGATATACTCAAACAAGACCCTATTTTTGAAGGATGGAACATTCAAGAATCTATTTCACGTAAATTGATACGGGAAGATAAGATAAGTGTTGATCGAAATTTTCAATCGATTAAAAATCAATCTTTAATTTTCGACGAATACGTGAAAATCTTAGATATGTCAAAGTGTTTATCTGATCGATCTATTATAGATGTCTTTACAATGACAAGAACTCTTGATCAAAACATTGATGTAAAGATTGAGTTAAATCGTGAGAGAAGGATATTGGCTCAAAACATTGATAGAATAGGTAAGATATTTTATTTTCCAATTTATTGGGACTCCGTTGATGATGGAGAAAGACTCTTTGATGAAGAACGTAGAAAACGTTGGGATCTTGAAATACAAAACATTCTCTATCATAGTCTCGTTAATTACACAATCATTCCTAATTGCTCTGTTACTGACAGAGTTAAGTTCATTAAGAAAATCCTTATGAAAGATTGTAAACTTAAAAAGTCTTAAATTAGTAGATTTTTATTGTTTTCTTCTTTGATTTTGTTGCTCGCTAGATACAAACATTGTATCTTTACGACATAATAAAAGAGCAAAATTAAAAGGATATGGAAGCAATAATTAAATTAGACGAATTGAGAAGGAAGGCAAGTGCTTTAAAAATCAAGAATTATAAGAAGTATTCTAAACAAGAACTTCTAGTCTTGGTTGAAGAAGAAGAGAGAAAGAAGCTATATTTGCCAGTTATAATCGTTAAATTTTCTTGTTTCAAGAAAAAGAAAAAATCAAGAGAAGCGCGTACAGCTCCAAAAGCTGGTGTAGCATCTATGGAGATTTTTAAGACGATTCTGAAACATAGAGATCATAAAAAATGGACTCTATATAAAATCGCAAAAATAGGAGGTTACTCTTATACAAACGTTCGTCGAGTTTATAAGAAGTATATTGAAAATAAGACTGAAGAAGAGATTCAAATTAAAATAAATGAGTTTTTAAACGATTAAAAATTAAAAGAAAATGGCATCTTTATTAGAATTGCGTAGAAAAGCTGAGAGTTTAGGAATCCAAGATTATGGAAAATATTCCAAACAAGAGTTAGCGGAAATGATCGACAAGATGGAATCTGAAAAGAAAGAAGGAGAAAGCACTGTTGTCGAAGTAGCTGCTGAAGAAGCAAAAGAAGAAGAAAAGGCTATTGTCGCTGAAAAAGAAGAAGCTGGTGAAGTCGAAGAGATTAGCGCAGAAGAAGCAGCAGATCTGAAACCAACAGGTGAAAAGAAGAAGACTAAAAAAGAGTTAGCTGCAGAAAAGCGTGCTGAAAAAGAAGCCGCTAAGAAAGCAAAAGAAGAAGAAAAGGCTAAGAAAAAGGCTGAACGTGAAGCTAAAAAAGCTCAGAAGAAAGAGAAACAGCCTCGTGTAAAAACAATCTTCACTTACAAGCCTAAAGGCGAAAAGCCGGAGAAACTTGGTGATAAATCTAGCAAGGCTTATGATGAATTGTTGACAAGTAATGAGTCTTGTTATCAAGTAGCGAAAAAAGTTGGTACTTATTTTTCTGTTGTTGATAAAGTTATCTCAAAGTACTTTGATGTGGAACAGAAAGAAGTCACTGAATAAAAATAAGATTCTAATATAAAATAGAAAAAGGGTCCTGTTGTCCAAAAATGGACTTGGGACCCTTTTTAATTTTTAATCGTATGAAAGAATTATATGAAGAATTACAGGCTTACCTTTTAGAGAATTTTATTCAATTTTCTAGTCGGAAAACAGAACAAGATCGTTATTTATTTTCCATAGATGGAAAATCTTACGAATTGTTTGAACCACTACAGTGGAATGATGACGAGAATCCCGTTTTTTTTGATGAAGCGTTTACTTGGGTAAATGATAAGACTGAATACGATCGCTATATTTTTAAATTTGGTGGTTGTTGGTATTGGTTTAATAGAGGTGAAGAGAAGAATATCAAACTCAATAGAGTAAAATATCTAGGTAAGGTTAATCTACAAGAAGAAGATCTTCTCTTACCTTGTTTTCTAGGTGTTCATGGTCCATTTGAAATGTTGAATAGTTGTGGCTCCTACAAAGATTGGGTTGACAAAGCTAAATTTCTAGGTATTCAGAAACTAGGTGTATGTGAAAAAGGAAGTCTAGCAGGTGCATTTAAATTTCAATCAGCATGTAAAAAGGAAGGGATAGAGCCAATTTTTGGTATGGAGATCCCTATAAAAGACGAAAAGAAAGATTTATTGTTTTCAGTGAAAGCCTTTGTAAAAAATGAGCAAGGTTGGTTGAATTTATTGAAAATCAATAAATTTCTCAATGTAGATGGGAATGGTTTCACAAGTATCGAGAATTTCATAGAAAATCGAAGTGGTTTATTTTGTATTCTTGATCCTAAAACTATTCGATTTGAAGATATACCAGTTGGTTGGAGAACCATGTTCGCCCATCAATTTTATTATCAATTAGATACTGTTGTCTATGAGAAAGAAGATAGAGATCGTTGGTACCTTGAAAACTTGAAAAAATTTTTCGATTCAAAGATTAAACCAGTAGCGATGTGTGATGCTTACTATGTAGAGAAAGAAGGTTACATAGTAAGAAACCGTTTAAATAAGATTGCTGGTGTTATGAATCACGAGAGTAAGAATCAGTATTTTAAAAACGGTGAAGAATATTTTTTTGAGTTACAATCGTTGTTTAATGAAAACGATTTTGAAAGGTTTCTAGATAGTTTCATGGATGCGGTTGAGAATCTTGTTGATATTTGTGCAGAATGCAATTACACCTTTGAAACCAACCAAAGACACCTTCCTAGATATATCATGACAGAAGAAGAAAGGAAACTTTACTCTTCTAACAAAGAAATGTTTGAAGAACTTGTTTTCAAAGGTTTAGAAGAACATATCGATTTGCTTGATAAATATGGCGAAGATGTTATTGGTGAAAGAATAGATCGAGAAATAAGTACTATAGAATTTGGAGGAGTTGAAGATTATTTCTTGGTGTTAAGAGATATAGTTAATTGGTGTCGTGCTAACAACATCTTATTAGGAGCTGGTCGTGGATCTGCGGCTGGAAGTCTAGTTACTTACTTACTTGGTATCACTAAGGTTGATCCTATGAGGTATGGCTTGTTGTTCGAACGTTTTCTAAACAAAGGCCGTCTATGGAAAGAAACTGAAAAAGAAATGGTAAGAATAATAGGTGAAGATAATTTAGAGATAGAGTTGGATATTTCTACTAATTGTAAGATCTTTAGGGAAAACAAAGAAATGTTAGTTGAAGCTAAGGATATACAAGAAGGAGATGAAATTATATCTTACAAATGAAGAGATTATCTTTGCATTAAAGGATATGGATTGTAGTGTTGAACCTTTCAAAGGAGAAGGTCAATTGTATCATGTTTTATACAAAACAACATGTATTCAAAATGGTAAAATTTATATTGGTATACACTCTTCTCTTTATATAAAAGATCGTTATATAGGTAACGGAATCAATTCTAATATAATAAAGAGAAAATCTTTGGGATATGGAATTAGTCATTTGAAACGATCTGTAGAAAAATATGGATATTCTTCTTTTAAAAGAGAAAATCTATTATATTTCAAGAAGAAGAAAGATTTGTTAAAAGCAGAAGAAATCATTGTAAATCAAATATTTATTGAAAGTGAAGAGACGTTAAATTGTTGTGTAGGAGGATTCAAACCTCCTACAAAAAGAGGAAAGAATAATGGAAATTATGGAAAGAAGTGGTCTTTAGAAAAGAAAATTCGATTGAGTGAGTTTTTTAAAAAGTATAGAGATACTAAAGGTGAAAAGAATAATAAAGCGATTCCTGTCTTTTGTATAAATCTAATAACAGAAGAAATTATTAGGTTTGGTTGTATGAAAGAAGCTGGACAATTTTTACACCTTAAACCTGATACAGTTCGAAAATATAGAAATCAATTAGATCATATTTTCAAAGGGTTTTGGATAATTGTTGAAGATAAAGAGAATTTAGATCTTAATAATACAATCAAAGAGAATCTTTTGAATTTATCTGTTAGAAATCAATATTATAGAAGATGGTATAGAAATGAAGATGAAAAAGATTTATATCAATTGAATTCTGGAGGAAAATGGTATAGAGAACAGTATTGGAGAGATTATCAAAAAATTTTTAAACATGAAAGTAAAAAAAATTGAAAGATTTGTCGGGAAGGTCAGAACTCCGGGTTCGCTTCCCGACATCTAGCCCTTTGGGGCAATAGATTGATACAGATTTCCCTGGCGAAGCCAGGCCTCGTGTAAAAGAGTATATGGAGCAACGTTTTGGTGTTAATCAAGTTTGTTCTGTAGGTACTTATGGTACCCTACAATTAAAAGCAGCGATACAAGATTTCGCAAGACTAGAGAAAATTCCAATTCCATTGGTCCGTAGGATTTGCAAGATCTTAGAGACAGAAAAAGTCAAGACTATTGAAGATTTTTTTAAGACAGCTTGTAAATATGAAGAAGTCAAGAAATTTCTAAACGATCATGCAGAAATGTTTAATTGTTTGATGTTATCACTTGGTCAACCAAAGACTTCTTCGATACATGCTTGTGCTATGATGATATTTCCTGACGAAAAGACCTTGTATGAATGGTGTCCGGTAAGAAGTCAAAAAGGATTGATTGTAAGTGAGTGGGAAGGTCTTGAATTAGATGAAGCAGGTTTCTTAAAAGAGGATATTTTAGGAATTGAGCAACTTGATAAGTTTACGGATATTTTAAATCTAATTGAAGAACATTATGGTAAAAGGATCGATTTGTATAAGATTCCAAAGGACGATCCAAAGGTCTTTGATTTTTTCCAAAGAGGATTCTTAGGAGATGTTTTCCACTTTGGAGCTAAAGGTTTATCTTCCTATTGTGTGAAGATGCAACCAACAAGTGTCGATGAGTTGAGTGACTGTGCAGCGTTATATCGTCCAGGTGTCATGGAAAATGGTTATCATGAAGAATATTTGTTAAGGAAGGCAGGAGAAAGAGAGTGTACTTATCATGTGGGTACTGAGAAGATATTAAATAGCACCTATGGATTGTTTGTATATCAAGAACAAGTTATGGCTCTTATGCATGAATTAGCAGGTATGGATCTTGTTACATGTGACACAGCTCGTAAAGCGATGGGTAAGAAGAAGATTGATGTTATCAAATCTCTAGAAGGTCAATTTATAAAGGGTTACTGCGATAGATATGAAGTGACAGAAGAATATGCTAAAGATTTTTGGGAAGAAATTGTAAAAGCCTCCTCCTATCTATTTAACAAATCACATTCTGTATCTTATTCAATAAATGGATACAATTCCCTATGGTTGAAAGTACATTATCCGATTGAATTCTGGTCGGTAACTTTTAGTCGTGCTAAAGCAGAAGACTATCCTTACTATATAAATGAAATCAGGAGAAGTGGTAATATACAGATCAAATCTGTAGATATAAATCAATCAGGAGCCAATATCGTTTCTGATGTAAAAAGTAATAGTATTTACTGGGCTTTCAATTCGGTTTCTCAACTTGGCGATGTAGCTCAACAAGAATTGATGGAAGAAAGAACTAAAAATGGTGAGTATTTTTCTTTTGATGAATTTATCGACAGATTTAATAAAAAAGGTTCTTCAATTAACAAATCTGTGGTTGAAAATCTGATTTATAGTGGTGCATTTGATTCTATTGAAGGAATTAAAAAGGTAACTGATCGAGAAAGACTTCTTCTTAATTATCGAGAAAAGAAAAATATCAAGATAGATGAGAAGAAGGATGAGTATAGTATTGCTAAAGATAAAGGGAAAAAAGATCAAGAGTGGTGGTGGTTATTGCAACAAAAACGAAAATCAGGGTTCTGTTTCTTTGATTATAAATACTTAGTTAACAAATACCTCTCTCCTATTGTGACAGATGGAGGATTGGGAACGCCGTATTTTGTTGATGGTAAACAGATACAAGATGAAGATATCGTTGATCATTACACGAATCATGTTATGGTAGGTGGTTATGTTTTGAATATCGATGAAATGTCTTCGAAAAAAGGTCAATATGCTAAGATAACCCTAGAAAATAACTATGATTTCATAGAAGTGGTGTTTTTCCCAGATTACTGGAAAGAAAGAAGGGACATTCTCCTCAATTCTAAAAAAACTTTGTTGGTTTTAAACGGTTGTGTGAGGTTTGATTCCTGGAAAAAGAAGAACACAATTACTATCATGGATTGTAGTGAAATCATACAATTAAACATTGTCTAATAGATAAAATCTTTGTATCTTTAGTTAAAAATAAAGAGATGAAACAAGCGATTAATTTAGGAGATAAAATGATCGTCCTTCTTTCGAAGGATTGTATAGATGAACTTGATATGGATCAAGTGACATCTATAGATCATTCAAATGTGTATGGAGAGATTGCTACATGCTCAGTCTTATTGAACAAAATAGGTGGACTTCGTGCTGAAGCTGAGTCTATTTATTCTTCAAGAAAATTAGAATGTGATATTTACGAAGCGAATCTGAAAAAGAGATTGAGAAAAAGGGCAGCTCTTGAAGGAGGTAAGTTGAAGTTAGAAGATGGTACAATAAAATTCACTGAAGGAACTTTATCTGAATTAATCCTATTAGACGAAGGTTTTCAACAGATGAAGAAGAATCTTATAGAACATAAGAAAAATCTTGATTTCATAGAGTCTTTGTACTGGTCGATTCAATCGAAAGATCGAAAATTAAACAACTTGGTTCCTAAAGTGACTCCAGAGGAGTTCTACAATGATTTAGTCGAAGGGACGATTAATACATTTACCATCAAAAAATTGAAATAATGAGGATATATTTATCGGATAATGTGTTTATTGAACAATGTTCAGCAGCTCCATTCCTTTGGGATCTTTATACAGTTTCTAAAGGAATTAGAAAAGGTAAGGAAGAGTTGGTTGAATGGTTTAAGGCATCAGGTCTTGATTTAGGACAAGTTTTGAAAAAAGCTCCTGATTTTGAACTTAATGAAAAGTATAAATTAAACGAAGAAGAGTTTTTGAATTTGAAGGATTATGTAGAAGAATTTAAGACGATTCAAGAAGAGATGTTTCAAAAAATAAAAATAACTTTTAAAAACAAGAATTATGCAATTTGACAGAAGTAAATTCAAAAAGACAAGTATTGAAGAGATTACAGTAGTTGAAAAGAAAGTCAATGCCACTATGGGTTCACAAGGTGGTTATACCCAATTTATCTCACCAGTGGAAGGTGAGAATATTTTCAGGATTTTACCTTCTACAAAAGGTATCTGCTATGCACCTTTAAAAACATCAAAATTGAAAGTTGAAAAAATCAATTATGATGAAAATGGTAAAAAAGTTGGAACTGAAATTAAAGAATCAAATGTTTTTTGTGCAGATGTTCACGGTCCAAATCTTTTGAAGGGCAAAGATCCTATTGTAACTTATATTTCTTATGTCCAAAAGAAAGCTGAGGAGGAAATCCAAGATGCAAAAGAAAGAGAGAAATATCTTTTTCCGATCAACGGTGGATATGTAAAGGGATCGTGGGTTTTTGGAATCAATCCAATGCTCGCCTATGTAGCATATGTTGTTCCAAGTGATTCAAATGAAATTCGTAAGTTACAACTTCGTCCAGCTTGGTTGAAAAGAATGAAGGAGATTTCTGTTGAACAATCAGAGGATGATACACTTTCATTGGATGTATTCTCAGGTGTTGATGATGGTTATCCATTGAGAATCGTTGTTGGTAAAGATTCTAAAGGAAAGAAGAAAACTTATACTTTGTCAGCAGTAACTCCTAAAAAAAGTCAGTCTTGGGAAGAATTCTTCGAAGAAAATGCAATTTCAGACGAAATTTTGGAAGAGTTAAGTGAACTTACACCATTAAGTGATATATATATTGATTCTTATGGTGTAAAAGATTTCAAAATGGCTCTTGATGGTTTGAAGAGATTCGATGAGGAAATCGGTTACGATATCTTTGCAGATGACGCTTTCTTAAATGAACTTGATGAAATGGCAAGTATGTTGCCAGAAGATGAAACCGAAACCGAAGATCCAGATGAAGAAGATGAGGCACCTAAAAGACGTCCAGCTTCTTCTAAACCAGTCAATAAGCCAACCACTAAAAAGACGGAACCAGCAGTTCAACGTCCAGCGGCCGCAGCGAAAGTTAGTGAAGTGAAAAAATACCCTCCTTTGATCAAATTGAAGGCCTTTTTGGAAGAATATATTGAAAGAGAATACGAAGGCACAGAAACTTTACCGGATCTTTCAATCGTAGAACTTCGTGATTGGTATGATTTAGCACAAGCAGGTAAATTATTGCCATTTGATTTGTATAAAGAAGATTCAAACGCAGTTCCTTTCGATGACGAAGCCGAAGATCTAGATGAAGAAGATGAGGCAGGAACCGAAGATCCAGAAGATGGGGTTGAAGATCCTATTGATGAAAGTAAAACAGCTAGTTCTTCAAGTCTAGCAAGTACTCGCGATAGACTTTCTGCTTTGAGAAACAAATTAACAAAGAAGTAAAAAACAAGGGGACTTAGGTCCCCTTTTAATTAAATTCGTATGAAGAATCCAATAGCTCTTGTTTACACAGATTTTCATATCAAACCTGAAACTCTTGATTCTGTCACAAAATTATGCGAAGAAGCGATTGAAATCGCTAGCAATGCAGGAATAAAGACTCATATCTGGTTAGGAGATATTTTTGACAATCGTATTAGTCAAAAAATGGATGTTTTAAATGGTTTAACATCTATTATTGAAAAGTATGATAAAAGAGGTCATAATATTCTTGCGATCGTAGGAAATCACGATAAAACAGATTATAATAAAACAGATTCTTTTCTTGATACTTATAAGTATCATCCTTCGTTTGATCTCATTAACGATCTCGATATAAGATGGGTAAATGAATTAAAATGCCTCTTTCTGCCTTTTTTTACTGATGATATATTAAACGAGTACATTTTGGATTTTCCAAAGATTGAAGGTATTGATGTCTTATTTGGACATTTTGCTGTTGCAGGTAGTCGAAATAATGATAGAAGTGTCGTTGAAAATAATATAAAACCTTCTAGTTTTAAAGATTTTAAAAAGGTGTATCTTGGTCATTATCATGATTATCAACAGGTAGGTTCGAATATTTTTCATCTAGGATCGTTACAACAAAATAATTTTGGAGAAGATGAGTCTAAGGGTTTCTGGATGTTATATGATGATTGCACTGTAGAGCTTTTAAAAAGTAAGAATGGGAATGTTTTCAAAAAAGAGCGATTAGACTTAGACAATATACCGCCTAAACAATTAAAAGCGACTTTGAGAAAAATCAAAGAAGATAATCCAAATTCCCGTCTAAGGATTGAATTGTGGGGCAAGTCTTCAACTCTTGAATCTTTTGATAAATCTGAATATAGTGATTTAGGTATTGATTTCAAAAAGAAACACAAAGATGTGGAACTATCTATTGATATCGCTGTAAATGAGAAGGTTGAAAAGTTGTCAGATAGTGATATTGTTGAGAAATTCAAAGAGTTTTGTAATGAGAATGATTATAGATACGAAGAAGGTTTATCAATTTTAAAACAAGTTTTATGTCAGTAAAAGATGTAGTAGGAAAGATTGAAAAGCGTTTCGGTAAAGAAGCTGTTTCAAGAGGTAATGATAAAGTCCAATTTATCCATTCTGGTTCTGTATTGTTAGATGAAGCACTTGGAGGAGGATGGGCTATAGGTAGGATCATAGAAGTATATGGAGCAGAATCTTGTGGTAAGACAACTGCTGCGATCCATGTTGCAGCAGAAGTTCAGAAACTTGGGAAGGCTGTAGGTTACGTTGACGTAGAACAAGCTATGGATCCTGATTATATCCAATCACTTGGTGTTGATATGAGTGAAGATAAATGGATCTTGAGTCAACCAGATGATGCAGAACAAGCACTGGAAATTGTACGTGAGATGTGTGAAGAGCCAGCGATCGGTTTAGTGGTGTTAGATTCTGTAGCTGGCCTCGTGCCTAAAGCAGTCTTACAAGGAGAAGCTGGTGATGCAAAAGTAGCGTTGGTGGCTCGATTAATGTCTTCACAATTAAATGTTTTGAAAAATATCTGCAAAAAAAATGGATGCGTTTTATTCTGCATTAATCAAATTCGAGAAAAAGTTGGAGGTGGTTTTGGATTTGGTGGGGCAACAACTACAACACCAGGAGGCAAGGCCCTTAAATTTTACGCTTCTCAACGAGTTGAGATGTCTAGGATCGGAAGTGAAAAAGAAGGAGAAGAAGTGACAGCTAACAAGACTCGTATTTCTGTAAAAAAGAATAAAGTTGCTAAACCTTTCAAGAAATGTGATTTATCCTTACGTTTTGGAGTTGGATTTGATAAGATCCAAGAGATCCTCAATCTAGCTATTGACTTAAATGTTTGTTCGAAGAAAGGTGCTTGGTATTATTATGGTGATTTCCGTATTGGACAAGGACTTGCTCAGACTCGAGAATATCTTGAGAACGATAAAGAGTTATTTGAAGATTTAAAAGAAACAACTTTAGAAAAATATCATGAAACCAATAAGGATGACAGCGAGTAACTTCCTATCGTTCAAAGATTTCGATTATGAATTCGAGGATAGGGTTGTAACTTTGGTCGGTGAAAATCTCACAGAAGAAGACCAAGGTTCAAATGGTAGTGGAAAGTCTTCAGTTCAACAGGTCTTTTATTACTCTTTAATAGGAAGTAGTCTAAGAGGATCGTCGGATAAAAAGTTGATTCGAAGAGGAGAAAAAGAGGCTAGGACCCATATTGAAATATGGTGTCCTATGAGAAATGAAACATTGTATATTGATAGGGTACTTCCATTAAAATCCAGTAGTAAATTAACTATTAAGATCAATGATAAGGATGTGTCTTATGCTACTGTTAAAGATGGGAATGATTTTATTTTGAAATGGATTGGTATCAGCGCCGAAGATTTAAGGAATTATTTCATAATTTGTAAAGAATATTATAAATCTTTCTTTAAAGCATCTAATACAGATCGTTTAGCATTGATTTCACGGTTTATTAACTTTAATAAGCTGGATGGTGTAAAAGATATTATCTCTGAAGAGAAAACAAAATTAAACGCTGAAAAACGTTCGTTGGAAAACGATATTTATTCTCTGCAAGGTAAGTTAGAAGTTCAAATGCAGAATATTGAAAAAGAAATAAGTCGTGATTTTGAAAAAGAGAAAGAAATAAGGATTAGTGCTCTTGAGAAAGAGATAAACGAAAAATACGATATCATTGATTCTTGGGAGAAAAAGAGGAATTTTCTTGAAGAACAAAATTCTAAATTAGATAAAGAAATAAAGAGTTCTAAAAAAATGATTTCTGTAACTAATTTAGAATTAGAAAAGATCCCTTCTATTGAAGAAGAGGAGGAAAACTTGAAGTTGATCAAAGAAGAACTAGCTAAAACAAATGAAGGTCAAAAGATCTTGTTAGAAAAACAAGAGATAATTGAAGCGAAAAGAGGCGAGATTAGGAAACAATTGAGAGTAATCCTTATCAATTTGTCTGGAACTATAACTTGTCCAAAATGTAAGTATAAGTTCTTAACGTTAAAAGATACGACTTTAGAGGAAGAAGAGAAAAAGAAGAAGAAGTTAGGAGAAGAAGAGAAAGATTGTATTCATTCTGAAGAAGAAGTGAATAAGGAGCTCATAGAATACGAAGAAGTATTAACCGAACTTTTTGGTCTTAAAAGTGAAGCAGAAGATAGTATCAATTCTATACTAGATTCAACAAGGAAAATCAAAAAAAGGATCTCTGAATTAGAAACCACAGTTTTTGAAAAAGAAAGGATTAAAAAGAGTAAGATCTTAGAAATTGATAGTTTGAATCAAAAGATCTCAGAAGAAAATCAAAAGATTTCTTCTTTAAAGGAAAAGATCGAAGAAGTTCGTGAAACAAAAAGCGAAATCAATCAATCATTGATCGATAGTCTGAATAAAGATATAAGTCTTTTTCAGGAGCAAATCGAATCCAAACAAAAGGAGGTCGATGAGCTTTCTGTGCAAGTGATTGAAAAAGATCGATGGGTCAATCGATTTAAGGATTTCAAGATGTATCTTGCTGCAGAACAAGTCAAAAATATACAAAATAGAGCGAATAAGATCCTAGAAAAAGAAAACAGTGACCTTCGTTTAATCGTTGAGGCTTTCAAACAAGATTCTAAAGGGAATCGAAAAGATGAAATCACTCCTTATGTCATTCGAGACGAAGCTGAGTCGTTCTGGTATTATAGTGGTGGTGAAAGAGCGAAAGTAGAAGTTGCTACGATTATAGCATTTCAACAAATGATTAATTCTACGAATCCATACGGTGGTCTAGAATTTATATCATTTGATGAAGTAACTGAAGGTCTTTCTAAAGAAGGTCTATTTGATATGGTAGAAGCATTGGATTCAATGTTGAAATTCCCAGTGTTAGTTACTACTCATGTATTAGATGGATCCTATTTGGAAAAATGTAAAGTTCTGAGAATTCGTAAAAAAGATGGTGTAAGTAAAATTGTATCACAATGAGATATTATATTGGAATTGACAATGGTGTGACAGGATCTATTGGTATAATAGCCGAAGATAAATCAGAGGTTAGCTTTTGGAAAACTCCTATCATTAAACAGCAGGATTATACAAAAGCCAAAAAAAATATTACAAGAATTAACGGAGTACTCTTGAAGGAGGAACTTGAACTTTATCAGAAAGGAGAAGATATAATTCCATTTGTCTTAGTAGAAAGACCAATGGTTAATCCTACACGTTTTGTTGCAACTACATCTGCTTTAAGAGCATTAGAAGCTACATTAATAACACTTGAGATGTTAAATTTACCTTATCAATTCATAGATTCTAAAGAATGGCAAAAGGAACTCCTACCTAAAGGTATCAAAGGTTCTGAAGAGTTGAAGAAAGCATCTCATGATATAGGATGTAGGTTATTTCCTACATTAGACTCTAATTATCATACGGATTTTGATGGTTTGTTAATCGCTGAATATGCACGAAGAAAAAAATTGTAATCATGAAGAAGGAAAGTGTTATTCATTTGATCGATGATCAAATTAAAAGTAGTGTTGATTTGTTACAATATACAACAAAGACTTGTAATGATCTTTCAAAAGAAGAGAAAGACAAGATCATTTGGTTGCAAGCTAAATTAAACGATTGTCAAAGGTTAATTTTTGATTTAAAGAAAGGAGGATAAATATGGCATTAATTTATTATTGTAATAATGAATCGTGTGAAAAACATGGAGAAACAGTGCTTCCACATAAAATCTCCTATGTTTTTAAAGAAGGAAAATTATTTCCAGGAAACATTCCTAAATGTCCAGCTTGTGGCAAACAATATTCTTTTTCAGAGACACTTTCTAAAAAAGTACCTGAGATAGCGATCGGAGAGTTTGCTGGTATGAGTCTTCAACAAAAAACAACAATGTTGAAAAAGCGTGCTGATATTTATAATAAAAAAGATGGGGCTATAGAAAAGAAAGAGTTTTATCGAAAAAAAGCGATAGATAAGTTCTTTGGAAGATAAAATGTTTGTATCTTTAGAAAAACATAAAACGATATGAATCAGGAAATTATTGAGAAAAGTTGGAGTTTTGTTAATTTATTCAAGGCTCAAGTTTTAGTTGTAGATTTCTTTGGAGAGATTAAAGTTTTTACACTCGATTCATTCAAACCTAAATCCCGTGATTTTTTTGAAAATGAAGTTATAGGTGCAAGAGATATCACTCTTATTGTGGAGAATCTACAAATTTCTTTAGGGTTGGATGTAAACAAGGCTTCACTAGAAGCTCGTTGGAATAATTTACCAAAGAAAGATTTTTCATTTAGTCACGATCAATATGTCAAATTAAAATCAATCAAAGAAAATGAGTACTAGATTTAAAGTTTCAACTTTAGAAATCGCTGGATTTGCAAGTGTTTTAGCAGCGTTGAGATTGCCTTTTGGCAAAGAGATGAGAAGTAAAGCAGATTGGCAGGTATCAACGAACAACAACATTCTTTTCCAAAGTTCTATTAGCATTGATCCAAAGGATTTAACATTAATGTCTACTCTTGTCAAGAGAGGTGATGAACATGCTAAGGCAATTCGAGGGCTTCAAGTTTACGCCTCGATTGAAGCACCTATTTGGTTTTATCGGGAGCTTGAAACATATAGGGTTGGTCGAGAAAGATTAAGTTCTGAATCTACGATGCATATTGATTGTAAGGGGTTGAATGGAGAAGAACTTATGAAAACAAAAGACGAAATACCGAGTGGTAAGATCCAAAAAACAATCGATTGTTTTTCTTACCAGACTTTACGTAGGATCTATTTTCAGAGACGAAATCATAGATTGCCAGTATGGCATGAGTTTTGTGAATGGATTGAATCACTTCCATACGCAAGTGAACTAATCATTGTTGAAAAATGAAGAAACTGTTTTGCATAGTATTTGTGTTTATGTGTATCCTGGTAGGTTGTAGAAGTACTCCTACCAGGAATACTAATCTCACTGTAACTTTAAATGATTCTTTATATTGGAAGAAAACATCAGGGGATAGTTTAATAAAAATACCAGGATCATATGTACCTTTAGTTGTACTTCCAGATAAGTTAGATGTAGGTGAGAAGAAAGAAGAGAAAAAAGGACAAGCAACTGTCTCGGTTGAAAAACAAGAAGATGGGACGTTACTTGTAACTGCATCTTGTGATAGTTTAGAATTGAAGATCCAAGTATTAACTGAAGAATTAACGAAGGTCAATAAACAGAATTCTGAACTTCAAGAACAAGTAAAAGCAGCTCCTAATAAGTTGAGATTGATTTTCTGTTCTTTAGGAGCTGGTTTCTTATTTGGATTATCATTAGCATTAATCATTCTTATAAAAACAATTCGAAAATGAAAAGTATAAGATTAAATAACTCTGATAGAGAAGATATAGTTAAAGGACTTCTCAAGCCTATTCAGAAAGAAATAAGCGAGGAGTTAAAAATTTTTGGTGATTTTATCTCAGAAATTATAAAACAAGAAATCGGTCAAAAAGTCTGGGAATTTCATATATTATATCCACATGCTCTTTCAGTTAAAAAATCTCTTTATCTTGGAGATTCTAGTCTCTTCGGAGGTTTTGGTGTTAAGCTAGTAGATTATGCAATTGTAAATCTTACAATTGATTATATCGAAGGAATATTTGATTTAAAAGATGTTTTGCATCAAGATAAATATTTTTCAAGCGCAAGTAAGTTCTTGAAGAAAATCGACTCTCTCCAAAAAGAGAGAAGAACTTTGAAGAATAAATGTCAATGTGCTTTAGAGTATATTAATACTTCTAAGCAATTAGAAGAGCAGTTTCCAGAGGCTTATAAAGTCTTTTTAGAACTTTATAAAGATAAAGAAACTTCGATTACGAAATGTGATAAGATTGAAAATCTAAGAGCTGAACTATCAAAATTTAATAAAAATGAAAACAGCGACACTAGTACAATTAATAAAGGAATATAATGATGCTTATAGACGAGGAGAACCTCTTATAAGCGATGAGGAGTATGATCTTTTAGTAGAAGAGTTAAAAACAAAAGATCCTCAAAATAAACTCTTAAAAAAAGCGATCATTGAGGAGATTGAATCATCTGATCGAATGGAGAGACTTCCTATTCCAATGTATAGTCTTGAAAAATTCAAAAAAATCGATGAATTGATCGAATTCATGAAAAATACTTGGAAGATTACTTCTACAACTGAAATTATCATCACACCTAAATATGATGGCATTTCTTTGTGTTGTGAAGAGAAAACTGGTGCAGCTTGGACTCGTGGTGACGGTGTTGAAGGACAACGAAGTGACGGTCATAAAAAGTTGATGGTTGAAAAAATTGTTGATTCAGAGAAGATGCCTTTTCGCTATACATTTGGTGAGGCTATTTTTTCTAAAGAATCCTTTTTAAGAAATAAAGGGGATTATAAATCAGCTCGAAATTGTGTCGCAGGTTTATTCAACTCTCCTACACCATCTCTTCTTTTGAGAAATGTGAGTTATATAAGATATGGTCTCGACGATGAAACGATGGATAAAAGTGATCAGTTTGTTTATTTGGAACATCACTTTAAAAAAGTAGCAAATTGGTGTTTATTAGCGGGAGCTAACTTTTTAAATCCTCAAGAAAAAGTTCGAGAGCTTTTAGATCGTATGTTTGAGAAAATGTCGCAAGAATATAAGTGCGATGGTTTGGTCATTGAATTGAATGATGCTAAGGTCAGAAAGGAATTAGGTAGATTACCTAACATGAATCCTAGGTATTCAATAGCTTATAAGAATCCAGAATGGTCTGAAAGAGCTGATACAAAAGTCGTCGATATAGAATGGAAAATTTCAAAGGATAAAAAGGCTAAGCCAGTTATTATCGTCGATCCTATTGATTTATGTGGAGCTACTGTATGTCGTGCGACTGGACATAACGCTAAATATATTTGTGATAACAACATCTGTAAAGGTGCTATGGTAACTATAGCAAGAAGTGGTGATGTGATTCCTAAACACCTTAAAACCATCAAATACAATAGTGAAAGTTTTAAGATTATGTGCGATGATATGATGGTTTGTCCAGCTTGTGGTAAGCAATTGAAATGGGATGAGACTTTCACAGAATTAATCTGTACAAACGAAGCGTGTTACGCTTCTAAAATTGCAGAACTTGTCTTTTTCTTTTCAGTGCTTGGTACTGAAGAATTCAGAGAACCAACGATCACCAAGTTTTATGAGGCAGGATATACTACGAAACGATCTATCCTTTCTTTGAGTAAAGAAGAAATGATACAAATCGAAGGTATTGGTATCTCTTTAGCTGAGAAATTAAGTTCTCAGTTTGATGGTTATAAAACCAAAGGTGTTGGTTTTGCGAAGTTATTGACGGCTAACAATGTTTTCAATGGGGTGATGGCTGAAAAGACATGTCAAATGATCTTAGATAATATGTCAGATACAGCTTTGAATTGCGTTAAGGATCTTGAGCCAGTACCTATCGAACATTTGTTATGCATAAAAGGAGTGGCAGAGAAAACAGCTAAAGTTTTCAACAATGGGATAGAGGTGTTTAGGGATCTTGAACCTGATTCTATCAATATAGCTTATTTTAGGAGTTTAGTGAAAATCGTTCCTGCTGATCAACAAATGAATGTATGTTTCACAGGTTTCCGAGATAAAGAATTAGAGCAAAGATTGATTAATCTTGGTCATAAAGTAGCAAGTGGAGTTTCTGGCAATACAACTCATTTGGTTGTAAAAGATTTGTCTGGTACATCATCTAAGATGCAGAGAGCTCAAGAATTAAAGATTCCTATCTTTACAAAGGATGGTTTTGAAGGTTTGTTGGATAATTTAAAATAAATGGATTATGATTGGAGTAGTTTATAAAGACATTGAAAATATTGAAGAGATCAATAAAACGTTGGTTAGAAAAGAAGATCTATTAATACCTTCAGTAGGTGATGAGATCGTATTTCAGAATAACGGCAAAAGTAGATTGAGAAAGGTTACTGGTCGTCAATTTATTTTCGATGAGAAAAAACGAGAAGTAAGGGATATTATTATATACCTCAAATAAAAGATATGAAAAGATACTATTACAAGAGTAAGGGATATTATTATATAGGGTTCGACTACAATCGAACCCTAGTTGATATTATGAGAAAAGAGTTGAAAGCTAAATATAATACAGCTAATAAAGAGTGGTATTTGGAGGTTGATCTTATCAATCTAACTCTTGTAATGACTTTTTTGAAAAAATATGGATTTGAAGAAGTCAATGGATTTTCTTTAGAGAGAGAATGTGAGATTAAAAAGAAACCTATTGAGGAAGTAATTTCTAAGAGGGATATAGAAGATTTGTTACCTGAATTACAATTGAAGAGAGTACCGAGAAACTATCAAATTGATGCTTTGTATTATATGATGAATCATGGCAACTGTATTAATGGGTCAGATTGTGGAACAGGGAAAACAACTATCACTATTTGTTATTGCGAATTTCTTGATACGTTTCCTGCTTTGATCGTATGTCCTTCTAGTGTGAAAAGTGGTTGGAAGAGAGAGTGGTCTAGATGTAATCCAAACCGGAAGGTAACTATTATTAATAGTACTAATAAAGAAATAGATATTGATTCTGATGTGTATGTTATTAATTACGATATACTCGGTAATAAAGATAAAGAAACAGGTGATTTAAAGATCAAGTTTCAAGAACTTTTAAAGATCAAGTTTCAAGTGATGGTAGGCGATGAGATTCATTTCTTAAAGAACGATAAGGCTTTAAGAAGTAAGGCTTTCGTGAAGATAGCGAAACACATTCCTACAATACTTGGATTAAGTGGTACATTGATATTAAATAGACCTGAAGAACTTATCAATATATTGAAAGTAATCAATCGTTTCAAGGAAATTTTTCCTGATGAAAATTATTACCGTCTTAGATATTGTAATGCAAAATACACCCAATTTGGTTGGAATACTAAAGACGCTTGTAATATGAAAGAACTCAATGATATATTAACTCATTATTGTTATTTCAGAAAAGAAAAAAGAGATGTTTTACTTGAATTACCTCCTATTAATGACGAGTTGATAGAATGTAATATCAACAATAAAAAGATATATAGAGAAGCTGAAAAAGATTTAATAGAATTTTTATCTTTAGCCGATGAAGAGAAAGTAGATGCTGCTCTTAGAGCAGAGCATTTGGTAAAATTAAATTTATTAAAGAAATTATCAATAGAAGGGAAAACGAAAGATATAATTTCTTTTATTAAAGATTGGTGTGAGAGTAATGAAGATGAAAAAGTCGTTGTTTTTGGCTGTTTGAAAGAACCATTAAAAGAATTACATAAGAAGTTTTCTAACAGTCGATTAATTACAGGTGAAACATTGTCAAAGAAAAGAGATGAAATTTTAGAAAGTTTTAAGACCGATCCAAAGATTCAGATTTTATTTGCTAATATCCAGTGTATTGGAACAGGAGTGGATGGATTACAAGAAGTTTGCTCCAATGCAATGATAATCGAACTTCCTAATAAATCCACTGATCTTAGTCAAGCTGTGAGCAGGTTGGAAAGAGATGGTCAAAGATCATCTATAAATATTTATTACCTGTTAAGTAGAGAAACAATAGATGAAAAATCATGGGAATTTTTGAAGGAGAAGAAAAGTGTAACAGATATAGTAAATAGGGGGATAGAAGATGATTTTTCACTTGCTTTGATCAATAGTTATCGTCCCAGATAGTTGGATAATAGATACAAACATTGTATCTTTATAAGTGTTAAAATAATTATGGAAAGATATAAACTTGAAATATGGACAGATGGGTCTTGTTATTGGAAGACAAGACAAGGTGGAAGTGGAGCTTATATTAAGTTTAAAGACAAAGAATACTTCCTGAGGGAAGATTGGGGTTATTCTAACACCACAATCGAAAGAAGAGAAATATACGCCATCTTAATGGCATTAAGGGCAATCAAGAAAAATGTCAGATGTAATGCTACCTTTTATATAGATCGAGAAAATGTAGTCAACTTTATCAAAAATCATGCTTTCGATTGGAAAACAGGTGATTTCTCTGATTGTTCGAATTTGGATCTGTGGAAAGAATTTTCCAAGGAATTAGATGAGCATAAACATCTTGCAGTTCGTTTCAAATGGATCAGAGGACATCAAAAAAATATCAGCGATCCTATCGTATATGGCAATCATGTTGCTGATATTCTTTCAGATTATAAGGGGTTCAAGATATTTAAAGAAGATAAATATGGGACAGTATAGATACACAGTTGGTTGGTTAGTTTGTAATTTGCCGAGTTTTAGTCTTTATTCGGGATCTGTTGCATTAAATAGATATATACAGGCTTTTTTAAGTCAACATCCCAGAAACATTATAGAAGCAAAAACTTTAAGTGAGGCAATGGATTGGTTTGATCTTTTAGATAAAAAAGATGGATCTCATGCTTTTATCTGGGATAAAGCACGTGGATCAATTTATTTGTGGAAAACTTTATAAATTCGTAAAATATGGTAAGAAAAGAATGGAGTGAGTTGCAAAAGAATATATTTGATACTTATGAGAATTCTAGGTCAAATATATTTGTTAAGGCGACTGCAGGAGGAAGTAAGACGACAGTGATGGTTGAATGTGCTAAAAGGACTTCTCCAATGAGAAGATCCATCTTTATGGCATTTAACAAGAGTATTGCTGAAGAATTAAAGGCTAAAGTGCCAGAACATTTTGAAACATCTACTTTTCACAGTAAAGGTTTCAAGATCTTATTAAAAAATTTCAATTTTAAACCAAAAATAAGTGAAAACAAGACTTTTGGTATTGGAATAAAGATCTTGAAGATTGAAAATGAGATCCCAGCAAATCAACGTCAAAAATATTTATTTGATCTCCAAGAGATTTGGAATCAAATAAGGGTTAATTTATTTGACGATTACGAATCTTCTATTCCTATGATTTGTTTAGAGAAAGAGATTGAATTTAAAGAAAGAATGATTCAAGATATTATTGATATTGAAAAGGAATGGATGAAAAATGTTAAGAAGATTTCTTCTGGTGGAGAGTTTGTCTTAGATTTCACTGATATGTTGTATCTTGCTTATAAATTAATAGACCCTCTAAATTTACCAAAATACGACGTATTATTTCTTGACGAAGGTCAAGATTTGAATGTCCTACAAAGGGAATTTGCATTAAGACTTTTGAAACCAAGGGGTCGTTTTATGATAGTTGGAGACTTTTCGCAGGCTATTTACGCTTTTCAAGGAGCAAGTGTAGATAATTTCAGTTATTTTCAAAACCTTCCCAATACGACAACCTTACCATTAAGTGTCACATATAGATGTGCTAAGAATATTGTCAAAGAGGCTCAAAAAGTCTTTCCTAACGACATACAATTTTCACCAAACGCTATTGATGGTGTTGTAAGAGAAGGCAAACTACTAGAAGCAGAAAGTGGTGATTTTGTTCTATGTAGAAACAATATCCCTCTTGTTGAAGCCTTCTTGAAATTTTTAGAAGCAAAAAAGAAAGCTACGATCAAAGGTAAGGATCTAGGAGAAGCTCTTCAGTCTCTCCTAGGGAAAATAACAAACATTGCTGAACTTGACGATCTTTTAGATGAGAAACTCAAAAAGTTAATGGAAAAAGGTATAACTAGGGCAGCAGCAGTGAATAACCCTAGCTACATAGCTTTAGAAGAGAAGTGTAAGATCTTACATATACTCTATAATCGTTTTCTAGGTAGTATAGAAGAGTTAAAATCAACTGTAAACGAAATCTTTGTAGAAGATGTCAAAGGTATTGTTCTTTGTACTTGTCACAAAAGTAAAGGCTTGGAAGCAGATCGTGTATTTTTCTTAAATCAAGACCTTATTCCAAGTGAACATGCTAAAACAGAAAGAGCATTATATGCAGAAAGATGTTTACGATTTGTCGCTATAACAAGAGCAAGAAAAGAACTAATATATTGTTATATATAAACGAATAAAGTTATGGAAAAGAAAGTTTGCTTAAAATGTGGAAGCGAAGAGAACGTAGATCCTACTGAATACATGAATTGTCCTATTCGTGATATAATGGAAAAGAATGATTGGTGTTATTATTGTTCTTTTTGGCAAAATCTTTACAATGAAAATAAAGATAATCCTCGATGGATTCGAGTAGACGGTTCTAGTTGGATATTAGGAGAAGAAGTGAAAAAAGTTGGTACTGGTTGGGGTTTGGGTTGTGGAGGTAGACGGTTGTATTTTGAGAAAACAGAAGGAAATAAAAAGATACTTCTTACGTCTAACAATTGTTGGCACCAAGGTGATATTCCGGATGTTTTTAAAGATATAATGCCAGATAATGCACGTCAGTTGACAAGAGAAGAGTATAATGAATTGTATAACAATAAAATAAATCAAATTATGAATATGAAAAAGAATAAAAACGAGGTTGATTGTCGTGGTTATATAATGTCACGAAATTGTGAGGTAAGAAATTTTCATACAGGTAAACAAATGATAATTAAGAAAGGTCAATTAATTATTAGTTTAAATAATCTTCTTTATTCAACAATAGATGGTAGATTATTTAAAATCGAAGGTCCATGTGTTTTACTTCATGTTTTATTCCGTTCTTTTTAATATAGATTTATGAAACAGAAGAAAGCAAAATTATACATTCCAATCCCCAAGGAGAAATTTCTTAGGGTAGAATACAAACAAGTTAGAGTTACTTTAGTAAATGCTAATAAGATCGAAGAATTAGAACCTATTCTTCCTTGTGAAGAAGCTCTTTCAATATATATGCAGATTCAAAAATTATCTCTTCAAAAAGATAAGAATTACAAACCTAAGCCTATGGAATTATACATAAAAAGAAGTATCTTTAATGCTATTATTGATAGATATAATTTAGCACAGAAAGACAATTTAGCACTTGTGTTATCTTGGCCTGCTGTGCCGATATGTTTAATTTTACCAAAAGATTAGTTTTATGTTAGAAGAAGAACGAGTTGATAGTCGCAATATAATCAGTGACTACATCTTTTATAGTAAATATTCTCGTGTAAAAGAGGATGGTACTAAAGAATCTTGGGAGGAGTCTATTTCTAGAGTTATGCAAATGCATTGGTCTTTCTTTGAAAATAAGATTACAGAAGAAAAAAGAGAGGCTTTTTTGAAAGTATTCAATACTGCTTGGTCAGCATATGAAAACAGATTGATACTTGGTTCTCAAAGAGCTCTTCAATATGGAGGTGAACAACTTCTAAAAAATCATCTGAGATTATACAATTGCACGTCTTCCTATTTAAATAGGGTTGCTTTCTTTGAAGAGTGTATGGAGTCTTTGTTAAGTGGAGAAGGTACTGGTTATTCCGTTCAAAAGGTACACACAGAACAACTTCCGGTAATGAAAGGTGTAGACTCTTCTAAAAAAGTTGTGTTTGAAATACCTGATTCTATTGAAGGATGGGCACGATCAGTTGGTATGTTAATCGAACACTATTACTACAACCTTCCTGTCATTGAATTTGATTATTCACAGATAAGACCAGAAGGTTCGTTTATATCTGGTGGTTTTAAAGCACCAGGTCCAGAACCATTAAAAGTGTGTCACTCTAAAATCAAAACAATCTTAGATAAAGTAAACAATAGAAAGTTAAGACCTTTTGAGTTGCATTATATTACATGTATTATAGCTGATGCAGTAATTAGTGGTGGCATTAGAAGAAGTGCAATGATTGCTTTGTTTGATATCGATGATATTGAAATGCTCTCTTGTAAGACTGGGAATTGGTTTCAGATGTATCCTGAGTTATGTCGATGTAATAACTCTGCTGTGATTTTTGAAGACACTCCAAAGGAGGAATATTTGAAGATCATGAAATATGTTAAAGAATATGGTGAGCCAGGTATAATCTTCCTTTCTCATCCTGATCAAGTGCTTAATCCTTGTTGTTTCAGTGGAGACACTTTAGTTGCTGTAGCAGACGGGAGAAACGCTGTAAGTATAAAAGAGCTTTCAGAAGAAGATGAACCTTTTCCACTTTTTTATAAAAGCAAAAGTGGAAAAATAAAGATCACAAATGGTATTGCTTTTTCAAGAGGTTTCAAGAAAACAATAAAAGTAATTCTTTCTAACGGAAGTAGTTTTGAATGTACAGAAGATCACAACCTTTTAACTAAAGATGGAAGGTGGGTTGAAGCGAAAGATAGTCTAGGATTGACGTTGTCAAAATTCTTTACGACAAAAAGTGTCAAATACAGGACGATCAATAGTTTTTCAGATGGACACGCAAGACAATACAGAATGTTATGGGAATTTTTGAATGGACAAAAACCAGAGGGTTATGAAATCGATCATATCGATGATGATGGAGGAGATTTCATTGATAATCTTCAACTTTTATCAAGAGAAGATCATTTAAATAAGACTTCTGAGAGACGTAAAGGAATCAATAATCCTAATCAAATTGAAAAACTCACAGAAGAAGAAAGAGTAAGAAGGAAGTTGAACAGTTCTATCAATGGAACTCTTGAAAAAAATAATAATTTCAAGGGATTATCTAATAAGGATTTGATTGAGATAGGAAAGAAGGTGCTTTCTTCGGGTTTACTTTTGACTCACAAGAATTGCATAGAATTAGATTCTCGTTTTCCTTTGAATTTTTCAAAGAATAGATTCGATGGTTCCTGGTCTAAATTTAAAAAGATTGTTTTAGGGATTGAAGAATATCAAGAGCATATAGATCATAGAGAGATTGTAGAAAAGTCAATCGAAGATAAATCTTATTTAAAAGACGATGTTAGTGTAATTGATATTATTTCATTAACAGAAGAAAAAGAAGTCTTTGATATATCGGTAGAAGCTCCAGAACATAATTTCATAATTATCACAAAAGGCGAAGAAAATTACTTATACAGTGAAGGAGTAGTTGTTCACAATTGCGAGGTATCGATGATCCCTAAATATGAGAACGAAGATGGAAGTATTGAATATGGTTGGGGTTATTGTAATCTTTGTGAAATTAATGGTGCACGTATTAAAACAGAGGAAGAGTTTTATAAAGCGTGTGAAGCAGCAGCTATATTAGGCACATTTCAGGCAGCATATACAGATTTCCCTGTTTTGACAAATACTTCTAAGAAGATCGCTGAGAGAGATGCTTTGATTGGAGTTGGTATTACAGGAATGGCAGACAATCCTACGATATTATTTAACGAGACTATTCAGAGAAATGGTGCAGAAATAGTTAAGAAAACTAATCAATTAGTAGCGGATATCATTGGAATCAATCCAGCAGCTAGGACAACTGTCATAAAACCATCTGGCAATGCATCACAATTACTTGGTTGTGGATCTGGTATACATGCCTATCATTTCCGGAAATATATCAGGAATATACAAGCAAACAACAATGAACAAGCTTTTCAAGAGATTCAAAAGGTTCATCCAGAAATAATTTCTAAATCATTCTGGAATCCCAAGGGTGAAAGCGTACTTTCTTTTCCTGTGGAACTAGATGAGAATACAATGGTACGAGTAGATTTCTCTACAATAGATTTCTTAAAAAGAATCTATTCCACTAAAATGAATTGGATAGAGAATGGTACAAATTGGGATCATCCTTCTACGAAAAAGAATCCTAAGATCCGTATGAATGTAAGTTGCACTGTCTCTGTTAAGGATGACGAATGGGAGAAAGTCGCTGATTGGATATGGGATCACAAGAAAGGATTCTGTGGTTTGAGTTTCTTACCAGAGAGCGGTGATTTAGATTATCCACAAGCACCATATACTTCCTATTTAAACGAAAAAGAATTAGCTGAGACTTATGGTCAAGGTGCTATTCTTTCATCTGGTTTGATTGTGGATGGATTGCAAGTATTTGGAGATATATGGACTGCATGTAACGCAGCACAAGGACGTGCAGATAATCTCTTGGTGTTTTCAGATGAGTATCTCTTGGCATTTATCAAGAAACATCTTGAGAATGGTAAACTCCTAGTGAATATAGATGGTATTCATATAAGCGATGTAAACGCTATTTCTTCTTATTTACAGCATAAAGTCGATATGAGAAAAGATTGGGTAAGAAGATTTAAAAAATTTGCCATCAATTATTTCAATGGGAACGAACAGTTATGTGCTAACTGTTTAAAGCATGTGAATATTTTCCACACTTGGCAAAAAATTAAAAACAAAAAGTCAATCGAGTGGCAATCTGTTAGATGGGAACATGAGATTAGAGACGCAGGTAGTGATGTAGCTACTGCATGTATGGGTGGAAAATGTAGTATTTAAATAGGTTCATTATTAATCAGTGGTAGCTCTAATTTTAGATACAATGTTTGTATCTTTGTAAAATTAGAGCTATCTTTATATCAAAGAAATAAATGTTTAATATAGAAAATTTGAAAATAGGAGAGATACAATTTATGATCACAAAAATTCGAAACGATGGAAGAAGAGTTAAAGAGATTCGTATACCACAAGAATCAATGGGATCTTCCGATAAAGAAGAAAGATCCAAACATTCGAGGAGAGAAGATCGGGAAATTATTACTTGATGGAAAAGTTCTTGTAGAAGGTTCATTCCCGATCCTTCAAAAGAAAAAGAAAGATTATTGTAAGATGTATGGTATTTCGAAAGAAAGAGCTAAAAACAGATTCAAAATAACTTATTAAGATTATGGAAATTAAAAAGATTAAAAGCCTTTCGTTACGTGAGTTTATCGAAGACTATGTAAATAGTAACGAACAAGAAGCATTGGAAACAATTGAAGAAGCTCTTCAAGAGCTAGGAGAACATTCGATTACCGATATTAACGATATGAATCCTAAAGAATTGTTTCGGTCAATACGTAGTATAAGAATGCGTAAACTTCTTCTGAAGAAAGAAGAATTTCCTAAGATTTCTATTGAAGAAGAGAAAAGTCATATCCAGGATTTTATATTTAAAAATTAAAAATATGAAAACAATTATAGGTGTTAAGTTGAGTGTAGAAGGGATGCATTATTATTTGAATGCAAGCGAGAAACATGGTCTGTCGGTGAAGTTCTTGGAGTTCCCTCATAGACATATGTTTCATATCGAAGTAAGAGTCTCTGTGAAACATGACAATAGAGATAAGGAGTTTCTTCTACTGAAAAGAGAAGTGATCAAATATTTACACTCGAAATATTATCAAGAAGCTCTTAATGCGTTGGATTTCGGTAAGATGTCTTGTGAAATGATCGCTAAGGATTTGATGCACGCTTTTCACGCTGATAGCGTGAAAGTTAGTGAAGATGATGAAAATTATGCTTTAGTCTCTCTTGAAGATGGAGAACGTTATTGTGACGACGGTATTGAATATAAGAAAGAAGAAAAGTTGAAATTCCCTTCAAATATCAAGAATGTAACTTATGTATTTGGTAGGGTTTGTTCTGGTAAGACAACTTACGTTGACAATTTAATCAAACATCTAACTTCTCAAAAGCTCAATCAAAAAACCTTCATATTTGAGATTGGTGAAGTGGTAAGGATCTTGAAAAAGCAAGAAGAGAGGATCTTTCAAGAATCATTAGATCAAGCGATGTTTAACTTTATCATTAAAAAATTGGAATCTAATCCAGGGATAGATACGGTATATATCGTGGGGATCAGACAGAAAAGTTTGTTTTTAGCTTTTGAAAAATTTTTTGGTCCATATATGGTCAATATCGATAGGATCCTTCTAAATCCAACGACAACAGAGAGAAGAGAACGTTTTGATAAAAGAAATGCTGACAAAGATAAATTGTTGTCGTTTACACAAGTTGAACTTGAGGAAAGAAAACTTGGTTTGGACGAACTCATTTTATTTTTGATCGATAATTATGAAAATTTAAAAATAGTTTGATATGGAAGCATTTGTAACACCACCTCTTAATTACCTAGAATTGAGCGAATTAGGAGACAACAATTTCTACATCTTAGCACAATTGTATAAAAAATATCCAGAGTATCGTGAGTACACGAAAAAAGCAAAAGAACAAGGTAGATTCTTGATACTTGACAATGGAGCTGGTGATGAAGGTGAAATCATTCAAAAAGAGGAGTTATTCGAGTTAACACAGGAGATCCTTCCTAATGAAGTGATTCCAACAGATGAGTTGTATAACTCAAGTATAACAGTTTCAAACCTAGTTTGGTTCATCAATAAGATGAAAAAAACTAATATGGAAGGTGTAGGTATCTTTGCTTGTCCTCAAGCTCAGACAGTTTCAGAGTACAAATCATTGTTGTTTGCCATGTCTACGTTTAAAGAAGTTACAACAATTGGTTTATCGAAGAAGACGATACCTTATGTATATGGTATAAAGAAAAAGGATAGTGATATCGATATCGCACGTATTATAATGGTATATGAGTTACAAAAGTATCCTTTGATCTATAAAAAGAACTATCATTGCTTAGGTATGAGTGATTGTCGAGAGTTTCTTATGTACAAAGGATTCTCGAATATGAGATCAACTGATAGTTGCTATCCTATTTTAGCTGCAATCAATGATTTAGACCTTGAAAACGATCCATTCGTAAGATATCCTACTCCAAAGGATTACTTTGAACTTAGTATGACAGACAAACAGATCGAGCTTGCAAAGAAAAATATATCTTTTTTGAAAAAATGTTGTCATTAACTGTTGGTCCGACTAATATTTAGTCGGACCTTTACAACATCAAAAGAAAGAGATATAAAAGAGATGGGAATTGAAACTTACGAATGTATTAATGAAATAGAAGAGGAGTTAGTATAATGTATTTTGATTGTACAATAAATTATTGGGACGAAGATGAAGAAGATCCTCGTCCTGGTAAAATGAAAAATTATCACAGACATGTATTGATCGAAGCTGTCAATTATACAGAAGCTGAAGCTCTTGCTACAAAATGGGGTATCAATTTGACAACTAACAATATTGATATACTTCCTATAGATCTTTTAAAGATTGATGGTTTGTACTTGTTAAGTGAAGAAACAAGGAAAGAGAAATTTTTCTTCAAGTGTGATTGCAATTATTTCGACGAAACATCAAATGGTAAGATAAAATCCTATAAGAGAAGTATATTAGTAGAGGCATATGATAATGGTCATGCTGGTGAAAGAGCTAAAAAAATTATGGATGATTGGTGTTTCAGGTTGGATAGTGTAGTACGTGTAGTCTCAAAGACATTGATAGAAGATTTGATTTTAAACAAATGACGATTAAATAAGAGGAATTATGGGAAGAGTAGCTAAAGGCGAAGCCAGTGGTTTCGATCTCATCAGGGATTGGATGAATAAGAGGGTTGGGGTTCATTTTGAGATCCCTGATCTTTACTATATGGAAGTTGGGTTGACTGAGGCGACAATCAGGAAATTAATAAGATGGTTGATGTGTGCTGGCTTCATCTCTAGAGAATCAAGGGGTTATTATAGGATTGAAAAACACATATCTACAAAGATAAATACTACTGAACTAGAAAAACTTGCCTATCCAAGAAGAAAATCTTGTAAAAAGTTGCTCCATTGAAATAAAGGTCGGACCTTTATGGTATAATTAAAGAAACAATATCATGGCAAAGTTGACAAATTGGAATATAAAAGAAGATTACGATCTTTGGTGGAAGAGCCAATGCACTCTTATAAAAAAGAGTAAATCTCTTCGTGGAAATAACCTTACGTATAAGTTGGAATTTTATCATTTTGGTAGTAAAGTGGACTTTTATTTAAACGACGAACTCTACACATCTACAGATGGAGAGTTGCTCTTGAATCCAGAAGTGTTTAGATTGAGTCACGATGAGTTCTTTTGGAGGAAGTTATTAAAATATAGTAAAAGGTCAAATTAAATTATACACATGGAACTACAATTGAAACGAGATAGACTTCAAGAGGTTAAAGAAGGGATCAAAGTTGGAGATCTTTTCTTTGACAAGAGAGGTGAAGAGATCATTCGAATCCAAGAAATTGAGGAAAAACAATATCGAAAAGACGATCCTTCTACAAAATATCTTTTAGTTTCATATAAGAGACTTGTTTCATTTGTAGAGAACAAATGGACTGATCCTTATCATTCTAGTTTGAAAGAGCTAAATAACTATTATTCATTAAACTCCCCTATTGCAAATTTAGATGATCTTTATAAAAGAGGTTTAGATGCTCAAATAAACGGTATCCAAGATTATGAGGTTTCAAGTTCTTTTGAAGCTAGTACTGAACTTGTAGCTATGAACTCAAAAGAAAATCTCTTGGCTATGAAAGATTCTATCGAAATCTTACAATCAAAGACCACACAATTACAAAAGATGCTTAATTTTCAATTGTGTGAAATGAAAGAGAAGTTTGATATCATGAGACGGAAACTTGACAATCAATTAAGTATCATGATAAAACAAGTAGAAAAGATCATGAGAGTCATATGTGTGATCGAACTTTATTTAGGGATCGAAGAAGAACTCTTTCAATTGCAAGCTGGTCAAACAGCAGATGAAAACGAACCTTTAACTTTGAGACAAAAAGTATTGTTTATGGATGAAGAAGTTGGTATTCTTGATGATCAAGGTCTTGATTGGACTCAAATTGATCAATTTGATGAATGGCTTCTAAAAGATAAACATTATGAAATCTTAATACCAGAGAAGAAAGCAATCGTAGTATTCAAACCAAGACGAAGAAACAAAACCTATTACGATGCTTATGATAGACGTAGGGAAGAAATAGATGAGCAGAATAAGATGCCTTACTTTTTAATGAGGAATGGAGAGAATTTATATAGGGTCTATACTGATAAAATGACAGTACCAGAAAGACTCTTTCCTAGAAAGAAAGAGTTCCAGGAGATTTTGGATAAAATGAAGATCGAAGATAATAAAGTGAATTTCTTTGATAAAGAAAAAATACAAGATCTCACCTATTACTATCAAAGGATCGTTTTCTTTATCCAAGGATTAATTGATCGTACAGATATATTTTCTCCAATGAAAGAAAAGATCAACCTCATGAATAATATCGAACAATCCCAGGAAACATTAAGGTTGATTTATGACGATGAATTGTGTCTTCCTACTAATAGATTACCTTTTGCTGAGTGGAAAAAGATGATCAACTCTACCATTGAAGAAGGTAGTAGAATCGTTTATTGTAGAAGTGTCGAAGATTGGAAACCTGCTAAAGAAAGGTTGTATGAGAATAGATTCTTGAGATCTTATTCTGAATGGAGTCTTCCAACTTTTCCAGGTGAAGGTGTATATATGGTCTACAAGACATTCATTAACGATATATATTGGAAAGAACATAAACGAATAGAAGAAAAGAGAGAACAATTAGGAATTAGATATATTCCAGACGATCCTCGATGGGATTGGAATGGTAGTCACGAAAGAAAGAACAGTTTATTTTTTAAATTTAGTAGAGATGAATCGACGGTCATTAATTACGATCAACTCAATCTTGATGATATTGAATTTTATCTCAATAGTAGGATTGATCGTCCTAATTATCTAGAATACCTTCCAATTTTAAAAAAGTTGAGGAAGTGTTTATTAGAAGAACAAGATCAAGAAGATGCTTTCTATCTTATGTTAGTTGGAAGGTGTCAAAAAGAAGGTTTAAAACCGAAAGAAGGCTTATCTTATGAAAAAATAATAGGTGAGCTTATTGATTGGTGGAAGTATAAAAACAAGTGGAAACGCCCAATTTCGAAGAATGATGAATTAGCTATGAAGATGATCGAAAAAAGGCTTTTTGCTAAGACTAACAGAAGTAAATGGTTTAAATTAAAATAATATGGAATACGAATTAAAGAAATTAGACTCACCACATCCTATAGGATGTTCTAATGATTGTGAGATTTATAAACTAGGATATTGTAAATTTGGTCTGGTTAATAAATCTCGTGTGAAAGAAGATTTTAGTCAAGATGTATTAGACCTGATTAACGAATGTATTCATAATGATGATATGATCATTGTGAAAAAGGGGAGAAAGATAGATCCTAAATTTTGGATCAGTACTTGCACTGATTGTATTGAACCTATTTATATTATGAAATTATGATTGGAGAGGTATTTGAAATAGATGGTTGTTTCTACAAAGAAGTACAATCAAAATTCCATGGTTGTCATGAATGTGTATTTGATGAAAAATGTAGTTCTATTCCTCTTTTTTGTAATTTAAGTACACACTTTATTGAAATCAGTAGAGAAGAATATTTACTTTTCAGTAAAGACACTTTGGCGGAGACAATGAAGAATCGTCAATTTATAGCAGCTATAGATCCTGCAAATAACAAAAAAGATTTTTCTGTAGAATGTCTTTGGGTAAAAAAGGGTGATAGTTGGGAACTAGATAATATTAAGAAAGTTAATTGAAAGATGATAAGAATAATTATTAAAAGGACTGAAATTATAGTTCAAATTGAAGGTCATTCTGCATTTAGTTACGATCAATCATATTACTATGAGATCGACGAAAAATATAATCGATTTTTTATCATAGAACGAGACGATCAAATTAACAACGAAAGAAATATTGCTTTTAGTGCTCCTCTATCTTCAACAATTATTTTTAATCATGACAAACGAAGAAATTAAGAAAAAAAGAGATGAGATCTATAAGATCTTACTAAGTAAATGTGCATGTATCACATTAAACGACGAAGTGAATACAAAGAATTTCACTTCAATGGAAGCGACTAAAATTGTCAACTTCTTAGAATCTTCAAAAAGAGAAGAGATCATAATCTTTTATGTTGGTTTGAACCTCAATGAGACTTCTTATCAACGTTTAACACAAGAATGTGGAGTTGATAATCGTTTTCAAGCGATTGAAACAAAACATCACGTCTTGACCTTTAGGATCTTTAAAGAAGGTTGTCGTGTTATCTTTGCAAATTGCAATGATAATGACAACGACAAAGAGCCTTGTGTCATTGCAAAACTTGACGATCTTCCTTTATTATTTGAAGTTAGTGAAATTTAATTGTTTCAATCTCATTGATTTTGGTTTTTTTTGTCTATTTTTATCGCAAATATTGAGAAAGATGGAAACAAAGAACCCCTTAATCCCTAGTGTTTATGGACAAATCGGAGATGTTTATGTAGGTCCATCTCGAACTCCTCCTGCTGTCGACAACAGTAAAGAAGAACCTTATTTACATGTTGTTCCAGCAGGTCCGGTTTGGATCACAATGGACGATCCTATTGTAAGTGTTGAAGTTCGTTCCAACGTAGATTGGAAAGTAGAGTAATTAATTTAAAAATTATAATCATGGCAAAACCCAATTGGCTAACCATTGACCCGACATCTGGTTCAGGTAATGGGACAGTAGATTTTAGTACGTCAACTCCACATACAGGACGTACAGCGAGGACTGGAATAGCAACGTTTAAAGCAGCAGGTGTCGAAGATATCCCTAAGACAGTAAACCAGGCTGGTAAACCAGAATTCATCACAATGCAATCATCTGCGTCTGCAGGTAAAGCTGGTGGCAACGTGACAATCTCAGGTACAAGTAACTCTTCTAAGTTGAACTTTACGTTAGGTACAGGTACACTCAACATTTCCTTACCTACGAAGTATACAGCTAACTCTGTTGAGACAAGTAACAATGTAGCAATCGCTGGAGATCCAGGTGCTAATGCACAATTCAGTTTTTCTATTACGATCAGTGTACCAGCGAATACTACTGTAACTTCGTTATCTAAACAGATCATTTGTACTGCTGCTGGTGGTCAAAAAGCTACTTGTACATTAACACAATCCGCTGGTGATCCTACATTACAAGTGACTCCTGAGACAATCGAGTTGAGTTGGGAAGGAACTGCTGTTTCTGCACAAGTTGTTTCTAACACAGATTGGACGGTTGAATAAAAAAGAAAGGAGATAGTAATGGCTACGAAAACAATCGCTTGGGGAGATTCGATAGGTGGAAACATTTCGTTGACTTATACAGGGACTGGAAATGGTACGATAAGTGCTTCTTCTACGACTAAAAACACTGGAACAGCAGTTCGGACGAAAACTCTAACAGTAAAGACGACGAAAGGCTCTCCTCAAAAAAGTATAAAGTTGACGATCAGACAGGCCTTTGGTAAATTTAGACTTACTATCCATGTGAATGCGTAGCTTTGTATTTTTGATGTTGGAAAAAGTCCAGGAATTAATTTTTCTGGACTTTTTTCTTTGTAAAAAGTTGCTCAGACGAAAATAAGGTCGGATCTTTACAATATCAAAAGAAAGAAATAATAATTGATAAAATAAACAGCGATATGAAAGTCTACAGAGAAGTGATAATCAGAGGTAATGAGATCTATTGGATTGGTTCACAAATGTTCAGTACAAAAGAAGGTGTATTAGAAGCTCTCAACCAAAGAGCTGAGAAAATGATTGAATATTCCAATGGAAAGATTGAAGATTTCAATCGTTATCCATGGCAATCGTATTGTATAAAAGAAGGTGGATTCAATAATTATTTAATAGTAGAATGTAAGAAAGTGGTGATAAATGGTAGAAACGACAGTTCAATTGTTGGATTCGTAACATACGAAGTAAAATAATTAATAGGGTGCGAAAACACCCTATATAAAAATAAGATATTATGGAAACAAAGATGATTAAAGAGGATAGAAAGATCGAAGTATTTGTCGAAAGAGAAGATACAGGGTCTAACAGAGATTTGAAACTAAGTCTAAGAATAGGGAACAATACGACTTCATTTCCTTGTCTGACAAAAGGAGAATTGAGAAAATTCAAAGAATTCCTAGATGAGTATTTCAACAATGAGAAAGTTATGACTATAGGAGAGTTAAGAAAATCATATGATTTAACATTCGCATATTATAAAATTGTACGACTCTCAGAATTAGATAGTTATAGTAATTTTAATGTTTATATCTCACCAGATGCAATTTTCAAATACGAACGAAATGCAGGTAATAGTGATAAAATAGTGTCTGGTAAAATGATACCAGAGAATCGTGATGGTTTACCAACACCAATAGATGATGTTTATTTTTATTGCGAAACACTTATTCAAATCCTTGATACACAAGAAGTTGAAGAGATCCTTGGTAAAAAGGATCAATAGTTTGATCTTTAGATAAAACAATAAATAATATTATGGAAGTGATAGTTAAGAAGAAGAAAGATCTAGTTGTAGATAGACCGAAGTCAAAATCTGTTGGAGCTAAAGGACCTTCGTTTTTCTTTCAACGGATCGAAGAAACAAAGACAATGATTGATCAACAAAAGAAACTGATCGTTGGTAACGAAATTTGGTATTAAACTCACAATCCCTTTTATATATTATAATATATAAAAGGGATAGAAAACAATGAGGATTAATTTATGCATCAATATGACTATTGTATTTGGTACAATCGAGAAGAGTGTGATTGTCCTTCTCAGATGAGAAAGAGAGCTTGTAAAAGAGCATTGAAAGATAAAGAATCTTTTGAGAAGAGTAAAAACAATCTCAAAACGATAAATAAAGGTTTAGAAAGGTTCATAGAATATAGTAAGATCGAAATGTGAACTTCTTCAAGATCAAAAAGAAAAGACTTAATAACATTTAAAAACATAGAATTATGGCAAGACTAGAAGATGAAAACAAACAACCCTACACAAAGAAGGATTTAAAAGATCCAATTGAAAAGAGTAATCACAATTGTAAGGGTTGTGAATATGAAAGAGACTGTCCATTCAAAAAAGATAGGTCAGACTGTTTTGAATTTAATTCGTAGAAAATCCTATAAATCGTTGCTCCATTGAAATAAAGGTCGGACCTTTAGGTCATAATCAAAAAAGAACAAATTATTAAAATAGGAGGATTAAAAATCATGAGTATAGAAATGGGGTTTGTAATCGTAGTAAGTCTTTCAGTGCTTTGGATGGCGATAGGTTTAATCTTTCTTGACAAGAAAGAAATCAAACCAGAACAAACAGAATATGATGATGTCCTTTTAGCAATGACATTTGGTCCTTTAATTCTTCTAACCAAGAAGAAAGAAGAAAAGTGAAAATAGGCACATAATAAGTAAGAGGAGGGTTGTGAATCATGTCATAACCCTCCTATCTTTACACAAGAAACAAAGAAAAGAAATTATGGAAAAAGAGAAGTTAGTAGACTCGCTAGAGACTTGTGAAGAGAGAATCCAGCGAAAAAAAAGCGATTTTAAGAAGGGTATAAGAAAGAAATATAACATGACTCTCAAGGATTTAAGTAATAAAGAGATAGATGAGATCATGAAAGAAGCACCTGATGCAGTACTCCAAATGTCCCAAGAAGTACAAGACAAATACCTATTAAGTGAGGCAGCCAGAAGAAGACTTGATGAGTGCCCAGATCGTTGGTTTACGTTTGAATCTGCTGATGGAGAAGTGAAAACGATTGATTTAAAGCAGATTAACATCCAAGGAATGATTAAGGTGAGAGGTGGTAGTGATGAGGATGTAAGAGATGCTCATGAGATAAAAAAAGAACGATTTGCACCATTGATCCGTGAATATGCCTACAAAAAGAGAGCTTATATAGATGCATATAAACGTGAAAAAGATGTGACCTTACCTCCAGACCATTGGAACCAAGTAGTACAATTATTTGGTGAAATGAATGGTATTGAGGATGTTAGGAAGATAATGCAAGAAAGGAACAACGTATTCCTAAGCCAGAAAGACCTACTGAGATTCTTCGCTAAAAATAAGGCAGAGATAGATGCTAGACGTGCTACTTTCTTAGCATCAAGTGACCAATATAAGATCGCAAGTGAAGCAGGTAGATTACAGATACTCAATGAGATCCTAGTAGACCTTCATATAAAGTACCAATATTATATGGAACAAAAGAAAGAGCAAAAAGCTATGATCTTCTCAAGAGAGATCCGAAATATATTGGAACAAGCAAGAAAAGAAGTCAAAGGTAACGAACTGAAACTCACAGTAGATGGTAAGATCGATATCACTGCTACTTTGCATGGTCAAGAGAATATCGATAGAATGATGAGGACCTTACCTATCAACTCTATCGTAGTAGGTATAGTCGCAGCTAAGAGTAATATCGATCCTGCAATATTGATCGCACAACTTGC